TAAAAACTTTCTTGCTCGATCAGCCCGTTTCCTAGGCGGTCGATCCCTTACTGGTACATGATGGCTAGGAAGGCCAGAGCATCCGCTAGGTAGATGAAACTATTGAGAAAGCAGCCGTCGAAGTTTGTGGAGTCAGGCGTCGAGAAAATTAGCTAAGTCTTCAGCGTTGCGATCCATCGAACGCCGACGCCTGGGATAAGAGTTCGCCCGTGAGCATGAGGCACATTGTCAGCGGGAGCGGGATGCCTGTGAGAAGACTCTGAGGCTGAGACTCCGCTGACTCCATGAGGGCCACTTTGAGCCGAGACTCCCGCGACTCCAAAAGTGCCTGAGCTTCCATTGGTGCCAGCGGGAACCTCGACCGAGAAAGTACCAGGGGCATGATCGTGAGCTGCGGCTGCGAAGGATCCGGGGCCATGTTGGTGAGCTTCACCCTGTCCCGTGTAGAGCCCTGCCTGTCCTTGATTCGCAATCTTTCCGACGCTGATCACGACTTGAGTGGTCGAGATGGATTCAATGGCGGCAACAAGCTGATCGCCTCCCGAGTTGAGGACAGAGACAACCGCGACGGGCACGGCTGAATATGCAACGGGAAAAGTTACGGTGACTCTGCCATCGCCTCCTGTCACCGCTTCCCCTGCCTGAATCATCAGAGTTGGTTCTGCTCCGCCTGCGCCTCCTGCTCCGCCAGCTCCCCCTACTCCGCTTCTGCTCGAGATCGCTCGTTCAAGTTCCTCGATCCTATCCAAAGCATCGCTCAGCTGCTTGCCTAGAATCGGCGGCGTGATCGGTCTCCATTTCGCGCTCATGTCTGCTCGTAACCTCTACCTGAGATCATCCAACCTTGATCTTTCGAGAGATGATAGCTCAATTCTCGTATGACAAGCTGAACGCCTTCGAGCGAGAACTTGTATCCGATCGGAATGTCCACGCGGCCAAGATTATCGAAGTCATAGTAGGTCTGAGGTTTGTCCAAGTTTTCGAGAAGAGCCTGACAGTAGAGAACTGCTTTCGCGTAGCTGTCGAAGGCGGTCGCATTGTGGATCATGGTTCTGCGAGTTGTCCCGCTCGACTTATTCACGACAAGCGGCTTGATGAATCTGAATCCATCAAACCACACATCAAATCCCGGAACGCTTTTGCCAAGATCGAATACGCAGAATCGAACCTCCGCAATATTCGACCAATCAATCAGATCCGTCTCGCTCATCGGCTTGTAGTTGGCGCTTGGCCCGAAGGGAAGCTGGACATACTTCCAGACAGGCGTGAACCAATTCGCAATCGTAGCGCCTTCAAGGTGAACCTTCTCGCTCTGCGCGAGCCGAGCAGATCCATCCTTGACTTCTATGAGCACATCAATCGTCAAGACGTTTCGAATGAAGAAGCCTATCGCGTTGATCTCGCCCATAGTCTCAGTCATGGAGACTTCGTTGTAAGTGTTGAAGCCTCCTGCGGGATCCTGACCGGGCCATTTGGAGCCGCCGGGAGGATAAGGCGCTCCGAATGGAAACGGCATATACCAATAGCCACGTTGATCGCTGCCAAGCGCCGAGAACGGAATCTTGATCGAGTAGCTTCCAAAGATCTTGATCGTGTTGTCGTTCTGGATTCCTGCCCCTGCCACGTTGTCGCCGGGCTTGTAGTCGGCTGCATTGTTTTCAGTCCAAGGATCCTGACGGATCCCTGCACCAACATAACCTGTCTGCATCTCGAGCGGGATCGTTCCCGCGCTCGTGTTCCCCCAGAGCCAGATATCATTCTTGACGGTGAGCGAGTCAATCTTGTGCGTTCGCTTCATCGTCTCGAGATTCGCGGGAATACTGACCGCGCTATCACGATAGCCGATCTCTTCGAAATAGAGCCCGTCTGTTGGATCCACATAGAAGTCGAAGAATTGATTTTTCCCTCCAAGAGCGACAGGGGCTCCAAGTTGATCGGAAACATCACGAAGCATAGACCAAAGATTCTTTCGACGCCAGAGGAAAGCCATTGTGATATCATCAGGCGCTCGGTTCGACTGAATCGAGATGGGCGGATCGCCTGCGAGTTTGCGGTTGTTGTATTCGCTCATGGTCTTCTCTACGATGGCTTTCGGCGTCATGTTGACAACGTGGAGGCTTGCGAGAATATCCTCGAAGGCTCCGCCGTCTCCGCGCCCTGTGAGCTCGATGACTCGGCCCTCTTTCTTGCTGATTGAGCGGTCAGGTTCATCTATTCTACCTGTGAGGATCCCCACGCCGTCAATGCTCAGAGTGATGGGATCATTCCAAAGGAGCGCCGAATACTTGTCGTTGCGATTGTCAAGGCTGATTCGGAAGCTCGGAACTCGATTCGTGATCGCTTGCTCGACGTCCATGCTGATAGCGTCTTGGCTGAGATCAGTCGCTCCGCTCAGCAGCGAGAAGGTTGGCCGATAACGAGTCAAGTCAGGTCTGCCCTTCGAATTCAACGAAGGTGATAGCATAGCGGAACCATCGTTTCAGGCCGCCCACATAGCGCCAGCTCCAACTCTTGATCGTGAGCCCTGACTGATTGATGATGCTGACTCCGCCTCCCGTGGTCATGCTCACGCTGAACCTACCGCCGGGATTAGCCACCGTGATCTGTGGCAAGAGAAAGAATGCTTCGAGTTTATCTCGGACATCTTGCAGGCTAAGGCCCTCGATCGTATATTCGCGTGAGTAGGCTCCCATATCCTGCCCGATATCACGATCGAGACCCGGGATCGGGTGCTGAACTATTGCGCGATTGTATGTCTTGCCGAGTCCTGATGGTGTGGGGCTCGCAGATTCTTGAGGACTCGACTCATTGAGAGTGAAGACGATCGAGCCTGTCCCGCCCAAGTCCTGAATGGTGCAAGAAGCAGTCGGCATTTCCTCTCTCTCCTAATGACGATACTTTCGCATTTGCTGATACCATTGAGTTGCCATGTCGTTGACAGTTTCCTCGACGTCGCGCTTCGTGTTCATGTTCGCGTTTGCGATATTGATCTGAACCATCGGCTCCTGATAGGGGCCTTGGCCGACAGCAGGAATTCCGCCTCCGCCTCCCCGACCGAATCCGCCTCCTAGTGCATAGCCAGCTACTCCGGCAGCGAGCAATCCGAGACCGAGCAGAGCCCATCCGACCGGGCCCATCGCTGCGTTGACGGCTGCGAATGATGCTGCGAGCCCATAGTTGGCTGCGGTCGCAGCGGCAGCGGTTCCCGTGTAGCCCATGTTTGCAGCAGCGGATCCGGCTGTGGCTGCTGCATGTGTCGTTTCTGCGGCTGCGAGATATGTGGTCACGACCGCCAAGACTTGCTTAGCTGCTGTGACCGCTCTCGCAACATGGCCGAGCAGGAGGATTCCCTGCACGATCTTGTCCACAACGGGGCTTTGGATGCCGAGCTCTCGAGTTACGAAAGCGATGTTGGATCCTAGCAGGACAAGGCTTCTGCCGACGCCTGAGAGCTTTGGCGTAGCTCGGTCGTCGGCTTCGACTGTGATAACTACCTCTTCTGGAACTTCAGCCAAGGGCTCTCTCCATCCTTCTAGCTTTCTCACTCAAGTATTCGGTCAGGAAGATTTGATCGCTCGCGAAGAGGTCGGCTAGTTCGCTTGGCGCTCTATGCAGGAGCTCGCAGATCTCTCCGAATCGGTATCCTTCAGGTGTCTGGATGAAATTTGATCAGGTCATCCACTTCTTTCGGCTTCAGAGAGCTCTTGTCAACAATCATGATGAAGAGCTTTTGCTCGATTCGTTCGTCATCTATTTCCTCTCTGATTCGTTTCGCAGGGATTCCCGTTGCGATCTCGATGTATCTCTTCATGAGTTCGCTGAGGTTCTCGGTCTGCTCAGGTGTGAGTGGGACATTCTCAATGCCCTTAGCCAAGTCGGGGTTGATCTCGCCCAATTCCCGGCGGAGCCTCTGAAGCTCTGTACCTTTCAGACGTCTCGCTAGAATCGTCGTCTCAGCGTTGCCTTCTCTGATCACGATCTTCAAAGGCCGCTTTAGAGATGTGAGTGCTGCGAGCTCTTGATCAATTAGAGCCTGATCCTTCTCTATCGCTCGGAATAGCTTCTCTTCTTCTGCTCCCATGCGATTCTCACCTACCGTTTCAGGGCTTCTCGAATTCCATCTCGAACAGCTTGAACGATCTTCTCATAGTTGTCCTTCTTGGCTCGGTGCATGATGAGCTGAGGCACAGTTCCCGGATGATGAACCCACTTAGCGAAGACAGTTTCTCCGTCAACTTCGAAGCGTAGAGCTCGCACATTCCGAGGCAGAATGAAGTGAGGCATAGAGCCGAACTCAATCACGGCAGCATACTCGGCTCCTGCTCCGATAACGAATCTGCATTCTCCTTCCGCTCGGTAGAATATGCTATCTGCATAGTGTCCTGTCCGTTTCGGCGCGATGCTGCGAGCGTAGTCAGCGATCTCTTGGCAGACTCGTTCGAGGTTTGTGTGGACAGCGGCTCGAAGCTCGGCGCTCGCCTCAGAGAAGAACTCCGCTGCTTCATCAGCACCCGTGACGTCAATGCTGATGAATGCGCCCTCGCTCATGGCTCATGCCACCGCTGGATCCGTAGTCATGACGCCACGGAGCGAAGCGCGAACCACGCCGTCAGCATTCGGAGGCCCGACTCGCTCGAACTCCCGAACCTTGATCAGCGCTGTAATCACTTTCTGGCCTTGCGGTGACTTCGTATCCTTGTCTGTGCCGACCACTGTGTAGGTGACGTCTCGGCTACTCGCTAGGCTAGCCCAGTTGTCATCGCTGACATAGATGGACTCGCATTCGGTCTCTCCGTGAAAGACTCCGTGGAGGACTCTAGGGATATCAGTGGCGCAGACAGGTTCCTCATGGACTCCGAGGCCATATCTGAAACGCCAGTTCTTCGCAGCAGCCATAGTGACTCCGTTCACAGTTAGGACTGCATGTTTCGCGACGAATTCCGTATCGGCTGCTCCTACCATTTTCTAATTCACTCCATTACTTGGATCTCAGGTCTCGTTCGCCTGAGTGACTGCCACTGAAACGCGCATAGGCGATCAGGCTGCGATGCTCAGCAACAAGCGCCTTGAGCGCGTCCAGCAGCGCCTTCTCATCTTCCTCCTTCTCCGCGTTCCCTCCAATTGCTACGCTGAAAGGCATCCAATCACCCCCTTTCTACGAATTTCCCACGCTGCAAGTGACTTCGTAGACTAGGATATGATAGGCCCGAGTCTTCATCGGTGCTGATGGAAATTGGTCTTGAACCTCCTTGTGATAGAGCCATCCCGTCCCGAGCCATTGAGCAGAGAACAGGATCTCCTTCATCCTCGATTTGAGAGACTTGCAGAGCTCTTCAGCATTCTCCTGACCTTCAACCGTTTTGACAACGGTTTCGATCTTGACATATTCGCGGATCTGTCCAGCTACTCCGCCACAATTCCATTCGAAGGGACCGCAGCGAGGTTTCGAGATGATGATCCGCTTGTTGCCCGGCTCGCTTGTGGAGGCGAGGGCTTTTCTATCTACGATCTTCTCTACGACCAAACCTGCCGTATTCTTAAGCTGTGAATCGCTCGAGATCGTCTGATAGAAGAGATCCACGACGTCAGCCTGAACGAACGGCATCAGACTACTCCCCATCTCCGCTTTCGGAATCCTTCGAGTGTCGCATCAATGTCTCTCTGAAGCTCCGCGATCGTGTGAGCGAAGGGCCCGGATCCTGCTTGCTGGCCGCCTTGCTGAGTGAAAGTCTCAGACATTCCCGCGATTGAGACGACTGAGGATCCTTGAGTGTCGGATGCTCCTTTCTTCTTGAGCATCTCAATTACGACCATCTTCATGCAGACGTCTCGAATTCCCGGCGGCGGAGTCACGAAGCCGTAGGTGTAGGTTGCTTCAATGTTCGCGATGCCACGCCCGAAGTGCGTTGTGTAATCGAAGGGTACGCCTGCGGCTGGGAAAGGCTGATACGCGTAGATGGGCGGATACCAACCTAAAGCTCCTAGCTGCGAGGCCAACATCGGAATTCCTGCTGAGGGTAACGTGATGAAACCGTTCTGGGCGTCTATGATGAGTTCGCTTGCAAAGTTAGTGTCAGTGCTCTTAATGTCCGTCACAACTTGATTGTCTGGGTTTCGGATTTTGACTTCTTGAATGCTCACGATTGGATAGTTGTCGAGAACAATCTTCTGTTGTCCAGATCCATCATAGAGTTCAGTCACAGTGGCTAGATCAAAGCGCCTTTTCGTTGCGCGGTCAATCTCATCAGCAGAGCGATAGATGAAATCCAGAAGTTCCTCATCCTTCGTGATCACTTCGACGTTGATCGTTTGGAGATAGCTGCGAACCTGATGAATAGAACAGTACGCTCGGCTTCCCGCCACGTCGAAACGGATGCTACCGCTCGAGACGGTTCCTGAGAGAGCCTCAATCTTCCCATTGACAGCTCGCGGAGAGATGCTTGAGGTTTTGATCCAGACAGTCTTGACGGTGCCCGGAGCCATGACTCCAAGGTTGATCGAGCTCGAGAAGAGCGAACCGTCAAGGCTGAGAGTATCGGAGCCCTGCCTCGTCAGAACCATGCTCTCAAGCGTGTCGCTTCCAATGTTGCGGATTGAGAATTGGAAAGTCTGCTCGGAAACATAGGTCGGCTTCTGATATCTCGCATAGAGATCCACGAGATCCCCTATATCCAACATGCCGATCTCGAGAAGGCTACCCCATCGGAAAGTGTCTGCGCTCAGTTGAAGCCAACCCGTCATGAGAACCGCCTCGAGCTCTTCAGGATCCTCCGTCATGACTGAGATCGGCCCGACGCCGAGAAACTGCTGCTCAGGCGCTCCGCTGCTATGTCGAGTGTAATCCATCTGGGCAATGGCTCGTTGTGCTAGTTGCGAAGCGTCTGCGACTGCGTGGCCGACTTCTTCTAGGCGAACCTTGGCATTCTCAACTTTTGAGGATCCTGTGTTCTTGAGTCGGAAGATTCGATAGGTCGGCTGCACTTCGTCAAGGCGAAGAGCCTCCAATGAGAGGCCGTTGACATCTTGGAAAGCTAGACTCATTTCTTAATCCTCTTCCTTGCGACATAGATGACTCCGCCAGCAGTCACCGAGATGATTGCGATCACGATCATCGTGGCTGTGCCAGGGCCCGCTTGCTCCCAAGTGATGTAGATCTGCCCGTATGCGTAGCCGGGGATCGGTTGAACCGTCAGATCGTATCGATATCCGGTCCATGTCCCGTTTCCGTAAGGTGCTGTGAGACCGTTGATCTGCGCCATTCTTGGGCCATAGGCGAATGTTCCCGAGTCAGCTTTCACATGGAGGGCTCCGCTGAGAGTGAAGTTGCCCATCAAGCTCTGCTCACCGTAGATGCTTCTAGGCATAGGGCTATTCGAGAAGACCCATCCGACAGGCTTGTTGTAGACAGCCCAGGCCTCATTCTGCCCTGATGCGGTGTCATTGACGAGGATCCACCATGAGGGATAAGTCCAGCCGAGATTGAATCCTGTCCTTGAAGAGTTCACGATTCCAAGGCGCTCATTCGCAACCATGAAGCCCGTGAAATTCTTCGTGCCTCCCGAGCCTGTCCATGTGATCCTGAAGTATGGATACTCGAGATGGAAATCGTAGTTGGTCGGATAGAAGACTTCAAGCGTATAGCTGTCCGTGAACGGAACGACTATTGAGACGTCTGCCACGTCTCGAGATGGATCCCAAATGTACGAGTAGCTTGATGCTCCTGCGACATAGACTCCTGCGATCTCTTTGCCGCTTGCCACTGAGACCTTGATCGTTTCTCCCGACTTGACTGACATCTGAACGCTGAGAATGCTCGAGCCCCATGATATCGCGGTCATGTTGACGCGGAGGCTTGAGAGGATCCCGGCAGGAGCCATTTGCGCGGATCCTGTGAGAGCAGTCGCTGCATCCATCCATTCCTTCCAAGCGATAGCTCCCCAAGGCTGCGTTTCACTGTTCGTCTCGTATTTGTCAGGGAAGATGTAGACGATGGTTCGCGTCGAATTCAGAGTGGCTTTCCACCAAAGCTGAGAGATCGCTCGCATAGCAATCGGTTGACCGTATCCGAGACTATCAAGAGTGCTCGAGTAGGCTTGAGCTATCATCGCAGACTTGTAGGATGGCCAGGCCCAATCGTAGATTGTGGCGGTCGTATTCTGGCCGCCCACGATGATCCCGGCGGGAACAATGTGATATCGCTCGACTTGCGCGATGATATCCCATTCGACATATTGATAGTTGCTCGTTCCATCCGCGACTTTGAAGTGATTCGTCGCGATCGTGATGCGACTTAGAACTGTCGAGTTCCCTCGTGCATTGTAGTAATCTGCGAGCGCCCGAATCGCGGGAGCGGTGAAATCGAGATAGCTGTTTCCCCAATACTGGATTCCCGACGTCTCGTTGTACCAGCGCCATTCCTGAAAGCCTCCATAATTCGGCTTCGCGATGTCGAGCTGCTGCGTCTCAAGCAGCTTGTCCAGAGCACGAGCTATCGCCTCATTCATTTGAGCTTGAAATCCGGGATCGCTTGAGAAGGAATAGAGAAGGAGCTCTCCGCGAAGCATGAAGGGGAGACTCTGCAAGTAGGTTCCTGCAACATGAGGATATGTGCCAGCACTTCGGAACATTCGATCCCAATTCGCCCAGATCCTGACGGCCAACGTGAGATACGCGGCGTCTCCTGTGGCCTGATACATTTTCGTGAGGCCGTAGACGAGAGCTCCATACTGATAGTTCTGACTTGGATCCTTGTCAGTCAGATTCCAAACATTGAAGATCTCGCTGTATGTCGGGGAGAGATTCGTCCAGTCATGTCCGTCCAAGAAATAGTATTTGAGGCTGAAAGTCTTCGTTTGGCCTGCTGTCATAGCTGCGAGAAAAGCGTACTGTTTGAGCCAATGAAGGTTAGGAGAGTTTCGAAGAGACGGCAGCTCGGATCCTGTGAGCGCGTTATCTACGGCTCCGAGAACAGTCTTGTTGACTCCCCAATCGGCCACGATTGCGAGGCTCGCGCTCACCCCGTCAGGCTTGTCGTGCATGTGAACCATGTACCAGGTTTCATCCCATTGGCTCACGTTCGGGAGAAAGTGCTGATTCGCTGTGTCGTCGCTCATCTGATCTGCATAGCCTGGCATCCAAATCCATTGATAGCCTAAATGCGGCCCTCCCGCGAACATTGTGGAGCCGAACCAATCGAGCTGATCCAGTGGAACGACAACTTTCACGTCAGTCATGTTCGCCTTCGCATAGAAACTGTATCCGACTTCGAGGTATGCGCGGTGTTCCCAGAATGTGTACTCTATCGTCATCTTGAATCCTGTGAGATCCCAGATCTGAGTCAGTCGAGCGTATTCGAGGCCGCCACTTGTTCCCGACGTAACCGAGTAGTCAGTTGGAGGATAGACATAGCTCAAGTCTAGATCTGCTGTGCCGTTCCAAACCACATGACCCTGAATGACCGTCATCAGGATTCCTTGCGGGAGATAGAGGATCTTGAAACTCCGATCCCTCGCTTTGCTGAGATCTCCATAAGCTTCTATCAGACGGTTGTGAACCACGAACGATAGCGGATTCTGGATTCCGATTGTTGGCTGCTGGATGATGTCACGCCTGATTGCGCTTCCCGCGCTCGTGACATGGTTCGAGATGAATGAGCGAACCTGAGAGCCATAGCTCCAATGCGTCGGGCTTGCAGCGAGAAGCTCAAGCATCTTGCCTTGATCGTCAACCCAATAGTTGTAAGGCTCAGTGAGAGGCGAGGCTTTGAAAGCGCCTCTGCTCGAATCCCACAGATTCGCGACAGCGGTTAGAGCGGCATTCGAAAGAAACGAGTTCGACGTCGAACTTGGAAGAGATGCCTCCGCCGAATTGAAACCTGAAGCTAGGAGAATCAGCATCGTCAGGGCTAGGATCCCGATTAACTTTATTCGCCTCACTCCTTGAGCGACCTCCTACCAGTAACGGAGTGGTATGTGCTCCCATTTCAGCGTTTCAGCGAGGCTCTTCATCCCATTCGATACCCATTGATCCGTTGTTGGTTGCGCCAGACGAGTACGTGAATAGGATGCTGTTTCCAGGGTCAAGAACCCAGGGCGAGCGGGATAGGTCTAGGATGACTGGTGTCGCTGGGTTCACCCAGAAGTCGTAGATTAGATCGCCTTCTGCGGTGACTGTGGGGCCATAGTAGAGTACGGCCTCGTTCGTTTGACCCTTGCCCATGCGTCGGTTCTTGATTGTTTGAGCGGTTCCATCGGCGGTTGTGGTCGGGGCCTGCGTGACTCTCCATCGGGCGCTTGAGTCAGAGCTGAAGATCAGTTTCGTTATTCGAATGACCTTCGAGCTGCCAGTTCCGAACTTCGCGAAGCGCATGTCTCCGCCAGCCGTGTTCGTGTGAGGCCCTGTCGATGAGACGAACCCTTTCCCTGATTCTACAGCGGCTTCGCTACGAGAACGCATGATTATGGATTGAGGCATCTTTTCACCTACTTACTTACTTTGTTGGGCGTAAAGCCCCGAATGTTTCGGGAAGAAAGCGGGGAATGATTTACTGAGCCTAGTATTGCGGTGGCTCGGTGTACTCTACGAGTGCGCCTTTGAAATCCAGAACTGTTGTGGCGGCTGCGGGGAAATCTACTTCCAGATGAATCCACTGTCCGTCTTGAATGTAAACGTCTACGCTGGGCGTCACTATGCATGTGTGATCTCCAACGGCGAGACTTGTGGCATCTGAGATGTCTTTCGTTGCTGCAATGTTCGCGCTTGACACAGCGGTTCCATCGGCAGGCAGCGTTCCTCTTTGAAGTCGGAAAACAATGGCTGACGATAGAGCTGCGGTTGCAACGGTGTAGTAGAATCGTATCCGGTTCACTTTCAGTTTTGAACCGGGCCGAATCCGCATCTGCACTTCGAGAGGAATGACGACTGTTGAGGTTTGCGCTGCCGCTGTCTTTCGCATGAAAGCGACGGCTGAGGCAAGCGTTGCTGTCCATGTGCCTGTGAAGAACAGGCAGGCGAATGCGTGTATGAAGAATCGGGCTCCACGAACAAAGCCTGGCAAGATGGGTCAGCTCCTTTAGGCGAGGCCGTATATGCGGCCCATCTTGGAGGTAGCGTCCGTTGAGGTCGGGTTCGTGTTGTACGTGTAGGTTGGCGGCTTCGAATCTGTCTTGTCTATGTAGTTGAAGAACCGTTTGATGACGAAGGGTTGCTGTATGCTGACTTTGGCGAGCATCTCCATCGTACTGTCCAAGAGTAGCCTTTGCGCGAGGAACTTGGTGTCGAGGAAGATGATCTCCCTTGATCCTACTGTGGTGGGCATGAACTTGCTGCCTATGAATGGCATGACACCGTAAGGCGTAGCCCATGCTAATGCTTTGAGACCCCAAGCGATTTCGGTCTCGGGGTTCATGTACCGGACTATGCTCATCATGAGTTGCTTGATCTTCTGCCATGTCATCAAGTCTGTGACGGCCAAGTTGGGTTTGACGTTCAACTGGACCATTTGTGCTATCATGTTGTCTATGTCGGTGTCTGTGGCGTCTGCTCCAGCTAGGTTTGACTGTAGTGCTGCGTAGGTTCCGGATGAGCCTATGATTTCGGCTCTTATGCCGTTGAATCCGACTGAGCCTGCGTTGAAGGCTGATTCAAGCGTGGTTCCTCCGTTGAGGATTTCGTTCTCATCAGTTTCGTTGAGGCTCCATGTCTTGTTGCGAATTTCGATGGCTCTGGCGTCACGGGTTGGGTACTGGCTTGCCATTGCAGCTAAGCCGAAGTCAGTCCATCCACCCCACGCTGTGAAGATGCCTAATGTTTTCGAGGCGTTCACATAGGTGTCTGAGGCTGGTGTTTGAGCAGCAACGGTTTCAGTGACACCCAACGCGGATCCTCGGGCTGTTAGCACGTCGTAGTTGGCGACTTTGCCTCGGGCAGTTTCCTGGGCGATGAGTTCTAAGAGTGGCGTTTCTCTGCGTGTGGTGTCTATGATTTCTTGGTCGGTTGTCGTGTGCACGATGGCTGATGTGCTGTCCAAGAAGCCTTTGGTTCTGAGGCTGCGTATACGCATCTTCTTGCGTATCCATCCGAGGTACATTTGGCGGAAGTCTTTGCCGAGTTCTCCGTTGTCTTTGAGGCCTTCGTAGATTACTGTGCCTTCAGGGAAGGCTGCTAATCCAACGAGGCCAGCAAGGATACCTGCGGGTGTTCCTCCTTGAACGGGCGGTGTGAGAACTGCGTTGTCTACTGTGCTGTAGTATGGTCGAGCGTTTTCTCCTCCGCCTGGTCCGGCTCTGACTTGTTCGGGGTCAACTAATTTCAGGTGGCTCATTTTTATTGACCTCCTGCTTCAACGACTGCGAGCTGCGAGTCTATGCTGCCGTCGTCCTGTTGGATGGCTTGCATTCTGCGAACGCTCTCCGGCACTGGTCCGGCGTGTTCCGCGTAACCTTTCCGGACAACGATCTTTCTCTGAACAGTTTCGTCAACGACTTTTCTGACAAGTCCTTTCACATAGCGCTGTAGGCCTTTGACGCCGACGGGTTCTCCGCCGACTTCCTGATCTTCCGCGTCCTCAGTGTCCTCGTCGTCTGTTGGGAAGGTGCTGATGAATCGTTGCGGGCGTGGCTTCAATTTGCCCGGCTTGACTTCAGGCGGCTTCTGCTCATCGGTTATCGTGGTGAAATCTTCGTAGACACCTAGAGTTTCAGGGGTGTCCTCGTCAATTCCTTTCGTCTCGACGCCCACCGCTTTCGCGATGGCTTTCAGGAATGCAGTGTGGCGTTGTGCTTGGCTTCTTAGGTGAAGCTCGTTGCCGTACAGGGTGTTCATTCCTTTGTTGAGGGCTCTGCTGCTATCGCTGAGGTACTTCTCGATTCGGTTGATGCGCTTGATAGCGGCGCGACCTTTTTCGAGGGCGGGATCTCCCCATTCACCTATCGCGGTTGTAGCCCTCTCTGGGGCAACATAACCGGTTTCCCGGTCGTAATCCTTACGCGAGTAGGGAAATTCTGGTGTCCCGTCATCGTCATCATCGTCGCCATCTCCATCGTCCGAATCGCTGTCAGGTTCAGGCTCCGCTTCTTTGATGGCTGCGCGTGCAGGTTCAGGTTCGGGCTCTAGTTCAGGTTCGAGTTCTGGTTCAAGTTCTGGTTCTGGTTCGTTTTCGGGTTCCGCTTCCTTTCTTTTTGGCAATTTTCTTACTTCTCCTTTTGTTATTACGGTTTGTCCAAACCCAAGCGTGCTCTTCACACGAATGGGCAAGAACCGTGAAGAATTTGCGAACGCCTTCTCGTAGACTCGGGTTATGGTTGCGACTTCGTTCGCAGGCGCTCGCACTACGCTAGTCGCAAAATACTTGATGCTGGAAATGGCGTTGACAAGTTTAGTGCCTATCCATTTCTGCGATTGACGAATGGGCACGAACTCCATGCTCATGGCGTTGTAGAATCCGTTCTTCAGCTCGTAAGCGACCTGTTTGAAGTTCGGATGAGCTTTGTTGACAAGCCACTGAGCCCAGAGGGCGGGTAATCCGCCGATCTTCAGAATCTTGGATTCAATGAATTTTCCAATCGGAGGCGTGCCCTGATTCTCAATCGGCTTCGCATACGGTGACTCATGATCTAACCATATGAGGTTGTGTGGGGCTCTAACCATCGCTTCCTTGGCTTCAACGAGGGCTGGGGTTTCGAGAACATCGCCCTGTAGGTCTTTGATTGGTGCACTTACGAAGCCTTCAACCACGAGATCGCCTGCTTTGACTTCGCCGAATGATTTTGTGGCTACTTTGACTTCGAAGGGCATGAAGAGTGAGTATCGTTTGATTTTCAGAGGCAGAACGATTGGGCGCCCATAGAATTGCTTCTGAACTTTGGCTTTGCCTTCAACCACATCGCCCAAGTCAACGTATGTTGGCTCTTCTCCGGCATCCTCATAGAATGGTTCGCCGTGAAATTCAGGGTCAGCTAAGGGGCCGAGATGGTCCTTGCCCCGGGCCACGCTTGCTACAACTGTCCCAGGTTCTTGATGCTGTTCTTTCCGTTCCCCGGCTCGATAGCCTAGTCCAGCTCGTCTTTCTCTACGCTGCTCAATCCGAACCGGATTATCTGGGTTCGTGTAGCGTTCAAGTTGGTGAGTCTGCTTCTTGTCAAGTTGCGCCTGTCTTGAGCGTTGAACTTGGATTCCTCTCTGGCGATCTTCCTCTTTTCGTTCGCCTTCCCGGTATCCGCGCTCCCAATCCAGATTCTGCGAGGTCCAGCCGCCGAAGTCCTTGATTGCTTTCGCGATTATCGTTGGGAGATCGGGCGAGTTCTTCTCTAGCTTGCGGGTGAGAGATTCCTGTTTCTTGGGGCTGAAGCCATGCCAAATGCCTGCGGCGATATTGTCGAGCCTGTCCGCTGAATACTTGGGATACTGCCGTCTCAGGGACGGCAGAACCTTCTTGAACCATTGTGAGGGCGGTCTCTCAGGCATGACTCCTAAGCTCCGCTGTTGGCTGAGATTGACGCGGAAGTGGGGTAATGTGGACTATTTTCAAGCGCATTCTATGGTGAGGCAGGCAGAGCAGACCCAGAGGAATTGTTTAGCGTCGTGTTCGCTTCGAAGGACGACGCCCTGGCGCTGGGGTTTCCAAGCGCGACAGATCGGGCAGCGCAGCTTTCGGCGTGTCAAGATGCGACGAATCCAGCTTCGGTCCACTTGGAAGATCTTCGCGAGCTGGCTGAGGCTGTGCGAGCGGCTTGCCAACTTGATCACTAGGTAGTCTCGGCTCGACAGCTTGCGACGGCGGTCCACACTCATTTCTCGCGTCTTTCCCTTCGTGGTGGATATCGACGCTTCGGGGCAGGGCTCTCAACGTGTGGCCGAGCGGGAAGATTTGATACGGCTGCGAGTAAGCTGATGGATTGAGGTTTCGGTGGTAGCGATTCAGGCATGGCCGGTTTGGTTTCCTGCTTCAGAACTGGAAGCGGCGGTGTGCCAGTTGGCTGAGTGGGCATGGATGATTGAGGTTTTGGTGGTTGCGGCTCGTCGTATATGCAATTTTGTTTTGCTTCGAATTTGAGGCAGATGTAGCGTGGGTTTTCAGGCTCATCAGGTAAGCTGAGGCCGCCGAACATGTTGATTCTATAGTGCGGGCAAGTGTAACATTCTGAACGATATGCGTAATCTGTGGGTTTGCGAGGGCTCATCCGTTTGACGCAGTTCGGACAATGCCAGCGCCCAGCCGACCACAATCCTTTCGTTGCGAATTGAGATTCTACTCTGCCGCAGATGAAACACCGAGCCCCTTGCTGCACGGTGGCCGTCATAGAGTTTCAACTTCAAGTGGCTGTCTCGGTTTAAAGATCCAGACTTGGGCTTTGGCTTGGAATCGTGAGGCCAGAAATTTGAGGGCGATTCGTTCTTGCTGTGTGGGCTTCGCGTTCCCTGATTTGACTTGTATGACGAATCTTTCACCGTCAGGGCTCGCAGCAATTAGATCGGCTGGTCCGTGGCTGCCTGCGCTTCTAATGCAGAGAAAGTTGAGACGTCGCAGCTTGGCGATAGCTCTGTATTCAGCGGACCGCCCTTTGAGGTAGGCTCGATTTGGCATCTGTGATCATCATGGATTCAGAATTCAGAATTCGCAAAGGCTGACAGAGTCATCGGCGCTCCAAAACGGGGATATCCGTTGTTCCGTCCAGACGATCCAAATCGGCCCGTTTTAGGGGTTAATACGAGTCCGTGACCGATAGCATTATAGGGAATCGGCCTTTCCATTTAAGGCAAGGAAAAGGCGAGAGAATTGGGCGGATATGAGAAGAGAGACGTAGATTTAGGCGCGAGCGTTGCGAATGGCCGATTTTGTGGCGACCGAATTCGTGAATGCGAGCGCCGAATCGAACTGAGGCGCGTGGATGGAATGCGGCCCTGGGAAAGAGCTCGATGGATTGGCAAGCGCGAGAGCGCAGACAGGGAGGTGAGCAAGTGATGAGAGGGAATTACGATGAGATGTCGTTTGACAGCCTCGATCGCCTCGCGAAGATTGGCGAGAATATGCCATTGGCCGAGCGAGTCGTGCTAAGCGAGTTCGACCAATTCCGACAGCGGTTCCCGATTGACGCGGGAAGATTCGCAGCGATCGTGAGCGAGGGGCGACTGCATCAGGTCGCAAGCGACGTCTACGATGTCGTGCAGAACCGTGACCTTGTGCGCTCAGTGGTTTCGACATTTGCAGAACTCGGCTTGGAGGATCAGCACGGCCAAGTGGAATCATGGGATGGGCGGATTTGGATTTCGATGACTTCGAGCGAGAAGCATGAGCCAGTTCCCGGGGATCCTCACGCCTATGGGTTCCGCTTTTGGAACAGCTACGATGGTTCGACGTCTGTGGGCTGCGGCTTCTATGTCCTGCGACTTGTGTGCACGAATGGCCTAGTGGCTTGGCGTCGAGAAATGGCTCAGACCCATATCCATATCGGAATCCAAGACGTCGCGAAGTGGCTGAAGAACGCGATCCAGCACGTCAGAGCGCAGCAAGCAGCTTTCGAGTCAGCAATTGAGGCAGCAACAAGACAGAGGATCGAGGGCGATTTGGATCCCGTGTTCGAGCAGCTTGGAATCGGCCCAATGGTTCGCGAGAAAGTCCGACGCAACTTAGACATCGGCGTTGAGCACAGGACAGCTTACGATCTGATGAACGCGCTGACCTACTACGCGAGCCACGACCTGCATGAGCGACCGATAGCGGCTGACCGATACATGGGAGTTGCGCGAAGGATCCTCGAGAACCCGCAAGTTGTCGTGGTGAGGCAAGTCCAATGAGCCGCGATAACAAGCCTTGGATTTCTTTCCAATGCGAGCATGGAACCTTTGACGACGCAGAGAGCTTCGAGCGACATCTGATTCTCGTTCATGGGGAGGTACGATTCCGATGAGCTTTGAGAAATTTGAGGTTCATGTCACTGACGGTGACTTGAGTTATGGCTACCATGAAGTCTACGATGCCGAAGAAGTGGACGAGTGGCTGGAGAAACTGCGAAAGTTCCTTAGGGATGAAGCATACGACCGCCAGACAGTCCAGCACGGAAATGTCGCTCTGAGGATTCTGAATGAGTTCTTCAAGAGACCCTCGCGTGACTTAGCGCTTGAAGACAGTCAGCTTCGTGCAAAGGTTCAGGGAATTGTCAGAGAATACGCAAAGGCGCATCCAGGCGAAATCGTGCTTCCCTGCGAAAAGCATCATCGGTTGCCATGTCTTGAATGCGAGGCAAAGCAGTCATGACTTTCAAGGTGACTGATCTTCTAGTCGGCGTGGATCTCTCGAAGTATCGCAAGCGCCTTGATCGCCTGCATCGGCCAACGATGAATCCGATTCAGATCCTTGCGCTCGAGATCCATGTCCGACAGCGGCTCAAGGAGCTCGGTCGCGACTGCTTCAATGTTGACGTGGAGGGCGAGTTCCTCGATCATGTGGATCCAATGCTTACCTATGCGGAGAACAAGGCGCTGATGGATGAGCGGCTCAAGGGGGTGAAACTTTGATATGGCCGACGACTGTAGATCCGACGTTTCTGATCTACATTCTGCTGACAATCGGGCTCGCGATTGCGCTGCGACGGAGTAGACGCCAATGACGTCGGCGCTTTCAGAGGAATGCCAAGGCTCCGGGCACTTCGACTGCAAGGATCCTGACTGCGGCTGCCTTTGCCATGAGGCTGCGAGACATCATGACTGGCACGATGAGGCTTTCAGCAATCTTTTTTGATCATCGGCGCATAATACGAATAGCGGAGTGGTGAGATCATGGGGCCGAAGTCTAAGATCGAGTGGACCGAGGCGACTTGGAATCCGTCAACAGGATGCACGAAGGTCTCAGCGGGCTGCAAGAATTGTTATGCTGAGCGAACGGCTGTGAGGCTTAAGCAGGCAGGAGCTCCGAAGTATCGCCATGGATTTCAGTTCACGATCCATCCTGATACCCTAGACATTCCGATCAGATGGAAACGCTCCCGGCTGATCTTCGTCAATTCGATGAGCGATCTCTTTCATGAAGAGATGCCTGTGCATTTCCTAGATTCATGTTTCAGCGTCATGGAGAAGGCTGACTGGCATATCTATCAAATTCTTACGAAGCGACCTGAACGAATGTTTCAGTATGGCAGCGCTCACTATGGTTTCAGAGTTGGAGTCTTTGCGCCTGAGCATATCTGGATGGGTGTGACTGTTGAGGATGCGAGTGTCAAGCGTCGAATTGACATCTTGCGGCAGATGCCTGTATCTGTTCGATTCGTGAGCTGTGAGCCTTTGCTCAGTTCGTTAGGAACACTCGATCTGTCAGGGATTTCCTGGGTGATTGCAGGCGGAGAATCTGGCCCGAACTTCAGGCCGATGGATCCTGATTGGCCTCGTGAGATCCGCGATCAATGCCAAGCACAAGGCGTCCCTTTCCTCTTTAAACAGTGGTCTGCCGTGAGACCGAAAGCTCTGGGAAGAGACCTTAATGGGAAGATTTGGAACGACTATCCAGAGGCCGCAGCAAGTAGGCTCCGTAGACCGCTCGACCAGACTTCCCCCCGAACGCTCGACCAATTCGCCAAGACTTGAATCGTCTGCGAGCTCCCAGGTTTCTCATCATCATATCATGGAACGTGCAGATCTCCCCAAGCGTGGGCGGCTTGGCTTGTTTCAAGGCGTACATATCGGACCAGTTGACTTGCTTCCAAGGTCTCATGTCAGTTGGGAAGCCGTCTGTCAACGCTGCGATCATCGGCTGCCTGACTCGATAGTTATCGAAGAATAGCTGAACCGTGCGGCCTGGCGAACCGTAGGCGTCGAAATCGACAAGGCTGACGTCAGGATACTTGCGGAGATATCCACGTTTGATGAATTGCTCGTTTGGCATCGGATAGAATTCTTTCTTTACGCCGAATCTTGCCAGGCGACTCCTGGCTTTCTCTAAGGCTTGAGCATCATCATCGACTAGAACCATTCGGCGCGGATTGAGTTGAGCGTAGACTTTCTCGCTCAGGTTTCCTTCTCCCGCATAGAGCTCTAGAATCGTGTGATGATTCCTGAGATATCGAGCGGCCTCTGCTCGTTGCCGATGCTTTTCCGCGTTGAGCTCTTCAGGTTTCGTGATGTGGGCAGGAGCGCTCTTCTGGGCTAGGATTTCCTCGATTAGCTGCTCGCTGATCATTCTATTTCCCACCAGCATCTGCACATGACATGCCCGGGAATGACGGGCAGGAATGGATCATCGAAGGAGTATTCGCCTTCCTGCTCGTTGCAGTAGTCGCAGACCTTCTCATCTTCCATCGTGACCCAGAGGAGTTTTCGAGGCTCGCCAGTCTCAGGCTCGATCGGTTCAATGACTGCGATCGTCTCTTTGACGCCTGTGTTCAGGGAGCTCCAAGTCAGGTGATGTGCGAGATCCGCGAGCCTACCGAGAAGACCTTGAAAGGTCTTCCAGAAATCTGGCGCAGACATCTGAAAGTCGCCAGATTTTCCTTAGAGCGTCCTGGCCATGCGGGATGAGTTCGCGTCCTCTAGGATCCTGTCGAAGTCGCTGAGGGCTTGAGTGCGGATTGTTTCAAGTCTATTCGACACTTCTGGGGCGAGTTCGAGAATTTCTTTGCCGATGACTCGGCTTGCATGTTTCCGCGCTATCTCTGTGATTCGCGTTTGGTTATCATCTATGGCTTTGTGGCCTTCCGTGAGAGCTTGATGTCGAGTTAAGCGCCCGGCCAAGAAGTTCTTCAGGATCTCTTTGAGGCGTTTGGCTAGGCTCCGTTCGGCTTTCACAGGTCCACGGAAAGCGTCTGAATGCGTATGCTTCGGGCCGAATTGCTTTCGTCCGACTCTGAGTTTGGCGCGGGCTGAGCTGCTGATGGGTTTGCGGCCTTCTCTTGCGGCCTGTTGAATCTGAGCTCTCTTTGGCGCTGAGACGAGATGTGTCTCTAATCGTCCGCCTTTCCATTCTTGGCGAGCATCGTAAGCGTTGACCTGTTTGCTTTCCGGGGCTGATGCGCTGCGCTGCACGTTATCATGAACTTTCGATAAGCCACGCTCCACAAAGCCCAAAGTCTCGCGGTGATCTGGGCCGAGGCTTCCCGTATCCGTGCTTTCAGCGGGTTTGAATGGTGGTGGAGCTCCCCGCTTATCTTGGAGAACGTATTTGGCTCCGCTTGGAGCCGTGGCTCTCATAGCGCCTACTGCGCCTGTATCAGGCTGAACGGGTGGAACATCTTTCGGATATTTCGGGCCTCGCGGAATTGTAGGTGTTGGTTTCAGTCGTGGGGCTTGTTCTGTGCTGGCTCCGCCCGTAGGATCCAAATTCTCTCTCGGCTTGGCTAGCGGGGCGATGGGTGCGTTGTCAGGTTGAGTTGTTCGCTTCTTGGCTTTCGGAGCTAGTCCTTTCTGTCGATCAGCGTGAGGTTTAGAGGCGTCAATGATTTTCGGAGTTCCCGCCCGTGTGGGAACGATTCTTGATTCAACATCATAACCGCCGCCCTCAGTGATTTCCCGATGTCTGCCCGGGTAAGGTTTCTTCATGTAGTGCGGATCTATGTGAGCGTCGGATTCTTCCGTTACGGTTGCGATTGGCACATTGGTTTCGTCTCTTTCCCAGCGATGAGCTCCCATACCGCCTCGATGCAGGTCAACTTTCTCTTTCCGCTGCTGTTTGCCACGCCAAACTTTACCTGTAGATTGTGGTCCTTCGCCGGGCGGTGGGTGGCCGATCTTGCGTATGCGCCCGCCTTGCCGTCGCGGATAGACATGAATGTTTCCGGGTCCGCCTCTGAAACTTTCCTTCGGGCCAGTCCTGTAGGCGTCTGTGTCATGTTGAGGTCCAAAAGGCTTCGACGGACGAACATACTCTTGGCTCTGTCTACCTTCAACGATTCGCTCCCCTGTTTGTTCTGGGCCGAGGTCGCCTCTTGCGACTGGTTCATCAGGCCGATAGCCAAGTGTACCCATAGGGTAATCTGCTGATTCATCGCGAACTTGTTGCGGTCGCGCCTTTGTGCCTGCACTCGGTTCCTCTTCAACCGCTTCCCTAGACCTTACTTCTTCTTCAGGGTTTTCGCCGGGCAGCAGCATTCCGTCGCGGATATGTTCGTTTGGGCGTCCGCCTACGGCTGTGGGTGATTTTGGGGCAGGTCTCCGCATGGCCTCATAAGGGCCGATGAAAGGTTCCCGTGTTGGTTTCAGATATTGCTTCAGAACGTCATGTGCGGTGTCTTTGAAAGCTCGTTTCGCACCTGTTTTCTGCGGAAGCGAAGGCTTCGTTGGTTGAGGTTTCTTGGCTGGGATCTGGAAGATTTCGCCTTGCCGATTGACGTAGCGTCTGCCCGGGATCATTACTGTGGCTTGTGGGAGAACTTTCACTTGTCCAGTTCTATTATCCCATGTCAGAACGGGAGCTGCGTATAGGTCGTTGGCGCCGAGTGAACCTTCAGCGAAATCGTAGCCTTCACTTGGCACTCCACCCCAAGCCTTAGCGCCTTCAATGATGGCTTGGCCTTCCGCTGTGAGAGGAATCTTCGGTAAACTCTCTTCCGGTCCAGTTGGAATGCCTTCATGCGGACTCGTTCTGGACTGGGTGCCGAATAATTTGGGTTGTTGAGCTTTGAGTTCTGCTAGGGTTATCTGCATGGGTTTCTCACCCCAACTCACAGGCGCCCCCAGCTTCTTGCGTGCACGGTACTCGTTGATTTTCAGTAAGCCCTCTTGAATCTTCTGCAAATCCATCTGGTCATCCAGAGCTTCCTGCTCCTTGTCAACATACTTGAACGACAAAACTATGCGGTCAGAAATTTCGTTCAGGATTTGATTGTTAAGGATCTGTTCTAGGAGTCTGAGTAATGGCAGGATGGCTTTGCGTTTTTGGATCGTGCCTTGAGCGGACATGGCTTTGCCTGTAGCTCGAATATCATCGGTAAAGCCGACTTCGCTTGGTGTGAGTTTGTAGATCGCCCACATAATTTTAGCGAACCATTCTTGGCCTTTGATGAACTCCAAGTCTCGGTTCGTGTAGGTTAACGGAGTGAATTTCGCTTCTTTGTTCAATATGGCGACTTTGTGGAATCGTCCTTTGATCTCGGTTCGGAAGTATTCTCTTAGGCGGTTCTCATCTTCCTCGCTGCCAGTGAAGGAAACCACACCTGAGGGCACAGCATATTCCTGGAACATCGTCGCGTTCGTGAAAGCCGAGTTGATGAGACAGTTCAGAATTGTTTCGGCGCTTTGAATCTCAGCCCAACCATAGACGCTGTACGAGCGGTTATAACGCATCGCATAGGCAATCTCATTCACATCAAACTCAATCGGGGCGACAGCGGGATGCAAATACGAGTATTGCCAGTAACGGTACTCGATGCCGTTCGCATCGGTTTCTTTGAGAAAGCTGGCGCCGTCGCGGCAGAAGAGTTCGCTGAGTTGCCGTTGGCCTCTGGGTTTAAGTTCGAATCCGCCTGCGGGATGCTGCACATAGCTGTTTAGTGAGAAGCCTTTCACGAATGCGGCTGCGTCAAGTTCTAGGCTGTCACGTAGGAGAGCTCGAAGAAGCGTGTTCAGAGTTTCGCCTTTGTTGTCGTTCGGATTGTTGAAGAAATATGTGGCTTCTTCAATGTCCGCTAGAACATCTTCCGGCGGAGATTCGCGGAGTTTGGGATCCTTCGGAAGGATCTCCCACGGAATCTGAGCAACCTCTTCAATAATTGTCATGACGCACATGGAAACCCATTCGGACGCGGCGAGTGACCTAAGCCGATACACATCCACATATCTCGGCTGACCTTTCAGCGGATTGTAGAACCATTCCGTCATGACGGCGCGTCTTGGAAACTCTCTCTCATCCCACCACCAGGGATAGATCGTGTCCATGACGCCCTTCGCGACAAGATTGTCCTCTAGGCGGTTCAGTCTGTCCCGTACTAGAGGATCAGCGCCTACAATACGCAGAGCACTGACCATTTTTTATCTCACTCACCTATGATTTATTTTGTCAACACTGCCATGCAGTGCATGACTGGGAACATGAGAACTGAACGTCAAGTCGCGATCGGCGCTTCAGATTCGGAGACGAAATCTCAGTTCATGCGAGAGCCAGAGAAGCCAGTCAGGGATGCGCTCGATCGGAGAGGCGATGATTCGCCTGCCTCGGTAAGGATTCTCCGCGAGTTTCTCGGCAGCCTGCCTGATCTCCTGCTGGTCCGTTGAGCTTAGAGTTCGCAGTTGCTCTCTGAATGTTGGGGAGAGAACTACGCGGTATTGACCGGGGCGCCTTGGCTCAATAGTGCCATCATTGTGGAGGATGGCTTTGCTCACGGGAGGGAAGCCAGCCTTTGCTCGCTTCGCGTGGATCCTCTCGAAATGTTTCCTTCTCTGACGGCTCATCGCTTCTCAGTCTCGGTAGCAATGGGTAGTTGTTGTTGGCCTGTTGAGGCGAAGACGTAGGCGAGCGTGTCGTGGTACTCGAACCACATTTGGAAACAGTTGTGGCATTTGAAGTGAGGCATATCCAGTTTGCCGCGTGGCGTCATGACGCTCTCATGAATCTGATAGACCATGCCCTGCTTGCCGCAGCGAAAACAATAGAGATGGGGAACATGAGCCTCTCTCGACAAAGTGCATCAACCTAGACTAATAGGACGCAGTCGGGGCAGATCCATTTTCCTGCGAGCTCCTTTCCTAGCTGGGCGAAGTCGGTGCTCTTCTTGTTGCAGAACACACAATATTTGATTTTCACGTCACCGAGACTTGCCTCTGCGACACGCGCCTCAACTGAAACGGTCGCGGGCTCTTCGGAGCTGAGTCGGACTTCTGGACCTGGTTCCTCTTCTGGGTACGAGGGGGGATACGATCTTTTCTTTGGCATCGTCTCGCCTCCTAGCATTGGCGGCTCAGGTATGAAATTTCATGCCCATGAGCGTCTAGCCTGAATCTCGGCTATGACCTCGATTCGATGATGCTGCCGGAGATCTCGAATGCAGACGGGAAACTCGGTTCCTTCAGGGCTGATGTATCGGAAGACTGCGAGCGAATGGCAGCCCTTCGTGGAGCACTTCATGAAAGTATGTTCCGTACTGGTTTGACTTGATTGTTTGAGTAGCGCCTCGTGAGCCGCTGTTTCTCTCGATCAAATATGAAGTATTGAAATCGTGGCAGCTCGTTGGCTTCTGAAGCTATCTCGTCTGGAAGCCCGATGGTTTCGAGGCTCTTCTTGTCGCTGCGGAAGAGGATGAAGAGTTGAAATTGTTCAGGCAGCCATGAATCGAAGAGGCTTAACGTCTGCGTGCTTACGATAAGATTCTGTGTGACGTGGCGAGCCACCGAAATCCATCCGACCAGTCTCCTCAGTTTTCTCTCATCGTTGACGAGTTGAGGGAGATCTTCAATTATGACTACTCGTTTTCCTCTTGCTTTGCGCTCGTCGAATTCCCAAGCATCGAAAAATCCGATTGAGAAAGTCAAGGGGTCACGGAATCTTCGACAGAAGTTGTTTAGAAGGGTTGATTTGCCTGTTCCTGGTAATCCTACGACCAGCACCCATCTTCCGAATCCCTTCACTATTCTTAGCGCTGTGTGGACCCGTAGCGGACGAAAGCCCCTTCTTGGAGCACGAGTCCCAACCAATTGGGCCAACGACGGCATCCGTTTCAAGCCTCGAGAACGGCTGAGAATGTGGCTTCGACTCGCAAAGTACTAAAGTGCAATCGAGTATCAAGACTGTGGACTACTTTGGCTGAATTGAAAGAGCTTGACAAGTACGTTAAGGAATTCGAGGTATATCTGAAGTCGGAACAAGGACAAAGCGATGTAAAGGACCGACATGAGCGAGAGCAGAAGCTCCAAACTATCTTCTCTCGGAAGAATGTTACGCAGTTAGCCGAATCCGAGTTCGGTGAAGCGATAGCGGGATTGTGGGCAAACGCGGGTTGGACGAACAAGAGCTACCTGGTGAAGAAACTGATAGACGACAACGGATTAGACAATCTAAGACGGTCTTTCAACCAAGTGCTTTGGGGTGAAGAGAATCTGGCAAAAAGATATGACGATTTCAGGTCATCAGTAAAGGGAATGGGCCCTGCCCAAATTACTGAAATCATGAGCTTCGTTCATCCCGACAAGTACGGATTGTGGAACGCTAGGTCAAGAAAAGGGTTAGACATTCTCGGTATGCTCCCGACTAAGAAGTATCAGATTGGCGGGGCTGAGTTTGAGAAGTGCGTAGACGCATTTCAAAAGCTAAGGTCAACGCTGGAAGAAAAGGGGATGCGGAATATTGATCTGATTGACGTGGATTTCTTCCTGTACTTTCTGCAACAGCAGCGTCCGAAGGAGACTGAGGATACCGATTTTGAATTCGACCATGACGAGACCGCTGAAAAACTTGAAGCGCTCGGTGTTGGTTTGGGATTTGATGTGGAAAGAGAGAAGAAGGTCGCAAAAGGCGCACAACTGGATGTCGTTTGGAGTACGAAGATTGGAAACCTAGGTATGGTCAGCTACGCCTTCGAAGTCCAAGCAAAAGGAGGAAGCATCGACTCACTGTTACTTAATCTGCAAAGAGCCAGAAATGACGCTACCGTACAGAAAATAGTCGCCGTCTCGGACGCGAAGACACTCGACAGAATTAGAGATGAAGCAAGCGGAGTGAAGGATTTGAAGGATACGATTGCCTACTTAGATGTCCATGATGTTGACAAAGCGTCAAAACTGATTCAGGAACTCGGACAGATACTAAACAAATTGGAACTCGTCAAATCGGCATATTCTGGTTGACAAATGCAGTCGTGCGGAATGGCGGAGACCGACAATCAAGAGATTGAACTCCATCAGAACAAGTCCTGTATGACTGCTGGCGGAGCCATGCGTCCGTATGCGTCAGCGATCAATGCGTAGATGAAGGCGTGAAGTGCGTCGTCAGGTTCGCCTTCTGAATGCGTGTAGTGATGATACTTCTTGCCGCTGACGGTCTCCTGCTCCTCCATCTCAATGCAAGTGAATTGATCAATGAGCCATTCGACTTCAAGCGGCTCTTTCCACGGGAGGACAAGCATCGGATTCGCTGCGCCAGTTGGATCCTTGTGTTTGATGTGCTCGATAGCGGTCTCGATCCAGAACGAGCGATCTGCAAGGAGAAGCATCTGCGCGACTCGCTTGCCCTGCTCGTCTGAGGTTCGACGCTCAAGAGGGATCTCGGGTCTGCGAGTGTATTGGCAGGCGAGGACTCGATCTGCGAACTTCTTTTGGAGCTCGCTGACTTGGACTGCTCCATATCCGATGTCTGCCACGGCTTGCTTGACATTGAAGAGCGGGATCAGGTTGCCGATGATCTGAACCTGCTTCATCGGGTCTTTCTCATCGAACTTGCGAACGTAGATGAGCCGCCAGCGGTCAGATTCATCTTTGCCCATGATCCAGGCGACGGTGAAGGCGAATTCTCCGCCTCCCCAATCTACGCCCATGAATGAAGAGTAAGGCGGATCAAGATGGTCGAGCAGGCCCCAGCGGAAGTCTCTGCAAGCCAGCAAGTCCTCAGTGATCAGTGGTTTTGCGAGGCCGCGATAGAAGAGGCCGAGAACTTCGTTGAGGAATCTGCGCTCGCTTCGGTAGCGGATGCGTTTGGCTTCGATGCTGTTGGGATGAGTGGGCGGGAGGCTGATGATCCACGGAGCCATCCGTTGATCTATGTGATAGCCTGAGTAGAACTTATTCTCGGGCTTCTGAGGGACCCATGCGCGTGACTCTGGATCCCATTCCTTCATGTCTGACTGTTTCCAGACTCGACAGAATTCGCTGCCTTCATCGCTTGCGGTTCCGACCATTATCATGTTTCCGAATGAGCTGTGAGAGAGCGTCTCTTCAATGACGGGCATTGCTTCGGATTGAACATCCTGCATTTCGTCTATGGCTGCGAAGTCTGCGGGAATGTTTCTTAGAGCGCCGAAGTCTCCCCATGCGCTGATCAGATAGCCGATTGATCCATTTGAGAAGGGGATTCTCCCGATCGCGGTTTCTCCAAGCTCTGCTTCTCTCGCTTTGCTGATGAAGTCGCGGAGCTCTGGACTGTCGAGTAGGGCTTTGCGGAATCGGTCGTGGCTGAACCTTGAGACTTGATCCATTCTCGGCGCGGTGTAGATTGCGGTTGTGAATGGATGCGTGACTAGCTTATGCAGAATCCAGTTGACGATCCATTCAGTCATCTCCATCTGGCGAGCTTTCACGATGATGACTCGGTGTGAGTTGTCACGGTAGAGCGGAAGCAGATAGTCTCGATCCCGAAAGCTGAAAGGCTCTCCTTTCAGGATCCTGTTCTGCTTTGTCCATTGGACAGGATCAGTCGGCTTCGGCTTCGCTAGAGCTTCGACTTCTGCCTTTAGCTTCGCTATCTCGCTTGACCCGATCGAGATCTTGTCTTGTATCTTTGACTTGAGATAGAAGCTCATCAACCTTAGCCTCCAATTCGGAGGGCTTCAGAGCCATGAGGAAATTTCTGATTCCATCATTGATTGATCGAGCATCAGCAGAATCGAGCTTGCGATCAAACAGCAGCCTGATCACTTGCTTCTGAAGAGCCAAGACTCCGCTGACGGTCGAAACGTCGAAATCAATCTTGATCGGCTCACCAACACGTTTCAGCCGCTTGATCAAAGCCCTGACGTAGGCTTGCTTGTCCTTACGTGGGAGGGAGGGGCGGGAGGGGGATCCACGCCGAAGACCGCGCTCCCTACGTGTGCGTGGGCCCATGTGTGGTTTGCTCCTGTGTGTGGTTAGGGGCTGAAGAGTTTCCATAGGGCTGCGAGTAGTCCTGCGAGTGCGCTGAGGCTGATGAGTATGTTGATTGTGTTGAGGGATTCGAGCCTTGTGAGTCTTTTCTCTAGGTTGAGCTGGACTTTGAGGCAGGCTATTTGTGTGACGAAGGGGCCGCAGTCTTCTTTGGGATCATCTAGGGCGGCTTGTATCTCTTCGGGAAGGCCCTTGTTCAAGGCTATTCATCTACGACTATGATGACCTCGCAATCCCAGGCGTTGAATGTTTTCGCTGGATCTATGTTGAAGATGTCTCGGTTCACGATGACCCTGCTGCCTGCGTTGACCCGAATCGGTTTGAGCGCATGCAGCTCATTGAGCGGATAGTAGTCTTGCTGAGAGGTTGCACTCGTATGCCTGTGCATGTAGACTCCGCCAATGTAGACGTTGCCGCTGAAGGCGCTGCCAGGATCCTTGGGCGGCACTGCGCCATCTGGAAGATCTGCGTCGGCTTCATCTGAACATGAATCATAGCTGTATGGGGTTGCAGGGGTTTCAGGGGGCAGTCTCTTTAGGGAACGCACAAGCGCTCTGAGATAGCGCCGTAATGAATTCACCTTAGGCTGAAGCCAGATTGACAGGGCGGCCTCGAACTTGCTTCCCTCATCATATCCTACCCAAACCCGTCCAGCAATGAGGGTTGCAGCCTTCGGAAATTCGATCGTGATCACATCGTTCTTTATGAGCCTCTGCCTTGGCTTCAGCGTGAAGTAGCCGAGATATTTTGCGTAAGTGTTCAGCGTCAGAGTCTATGCCCCCACATGAATTCTCATTGATGCCAAGAAAGTCTCGAACATCTATGGCCCCCACTCCATCAAGATCAGCTCTTTCATTTCGCTAGCGATCAGAGCAGCGACCAGACCTGCAAGCATTGTAGCTACGAAGTCTTGGTTCAGAGCGAAGAGAATCCAGGTGATCGGAGCCAAGGCGAGACCGAAGAGAAAGTGATGCAGATGGATCCGTTTCGACTTTCCGATCTTGACGTATTGCAGAATGCTAAGATCGCCTCGCTTCCACTTGTGGTACCAGCGAACCTTCACGTAGTCAGCTAGGATGCGGATGATGAAAAGCCCTAAGCCGAACGTGAACCAAAACGGGGAAGTCAGGAAGGCGAGCAGTGAGGCCATCATGCAACTTCTACCTTCCGGGCTTCTTGAAGAACCGACTCAACCATCGGCGTGCTTCGCCCACGTAGAAGAGCACAGCAACGATGGATAGGTAGAGACCGATCAGATTGATGCCCAGAAAGAGAACGAAGTTGGGGGCGATTCCTGTCAGCCCGCCAGCGAGAAACAGGCCGAAGCCTGCTGCCCAGCTTGCCGACGTCAGGAAGGATCCTGCGAGTAGATAGGCGAAGGCTGCGAGATACTTGTTCATCCGTCTCACCTCCGCTTTGCGGCTCCCATCGTCGAAGTATGGTAGGGCTTGTGTACGACTGAGAATTTCACAATGACTTCCGCGTCTTCCCAGACGAGCTTGACGTTGGCGGTCTCAGCTTTCTTGATTGCCTGGAAGAGTCTGCCGACTAGATCGGAGACGAAATCCAACAGGACTTCAGGCCCTCTGCTCTTTGCTCTTGGCGCTGAAGTAGTGTTCGATCTCGCGGGCTGTGAGGCCGCCGAAGAAAGTGAACATCGGGAGTGCACTAGGGAACCAGATCGAAAGGGCACCGAAGATGCCGCATCCGAGCAACGTTCCGAGAGCGAAGGCTCCTCGATAGTCTTTCTCCTTTAGCTGGTACTTCTCCAAGACCTTGCTTACCTGCTTCTTATCTCGGGCCTTGCTCAACACCAGGTTGACTATTGCCTGCTTCTGTTTGCGCGTTATCATGCCCTGCTCTACCAGGCACACGACTAGGCCAACGATGCAGTTGATGAGATAGTCTAGATCAGAGCCATCCCAGCCCATGATGCATTCGAGGAATGGTGTCCAGCAATCTGTCGGCGGTTCTTCATCAGGGACACATTTGCCCTGGTCTGGATCCCAATGTTGCCCCGGAGGACATTCAGGCTGATCAGGTACACACTTGCCTTGTGTTGGATCCCAATGCTGGCCGGGCGGACATTCAGGCTGCTCACCATCAGGATGAGCGGCCCAATCGAACTCGACTCCGTAATCTCGAGCGATGGCAGGGAGAGCGATAGCGTAGTTCGTTGTCGAGGATCCTGCGAAGTTGATTCCTGCCAGACCGATTGCTTGGCCTGACGGCCTTGCTAGGAAGCTCGAGCCTGAGCTTCCGCCAGAGATCTTCGCTGTATGCTCGATGCAATGGTTCAGATAGGCGATGAAGAATTCATAGTTGACACCGATCGTGACTTCAGTGGCTATGATCTTACCTGAAGTGGTTCCTTCTGTCCGTGAAGAACTCCAGCATTCCCAATCGACCTGCGGTTCCCAATAGACGATGCTGATTCCGCCAAAGTCTAGAACATCAGCGCTGACATAATTCAGATCGGCTGCGTTCGTCAGTAGATAGTCAAATTCGTTCTCCTGGTATGGCTGAACAGGAATGATGAAAGTATGCCGATAGGAGACGATGTCGCTTGGACAGATTCCGCCGTCATAGGGGGAAGGTTGAGCCCATCCGTGGCCCGCAGGATAGGGCGAGCCGTCAGTGCTAAAGTTCATTCCGCAGTGGTAGTTCTGGGCGAGATGCCAGCAGCCTGTGTACTTCCTCCCAGCGAGCTCTATAGTGCCATACCATTTAGAGTTCAGACAGTCAGCATGGGCTTTGTGTTTTAGATCTCCTCGAACCCAGAAGTGTGAGCTGCAAGCCGAGGAGCCGCAGGCGATTAGTGAGACGCCTCCTGGGACGGGGCGATATTTCTTCATGTGCTCAGCGGGGCCGCTGACGGGTTTCGGAATATCTATGATTGGCCGTTCAATGATGTCGGTGTGCATTCCGTCAAGGATCTTGGGTATCATGACGGGAGCGACTTCAAGAGAGTGGCCGAGCGAATCAACGACTCGCGTTCTGCTTTCTGGCCCCGGCAACTTGCCTTTCTGGAATTCCTCGAAGAGTTTCCAGAATTCACTTTCGGTCATGAGGGCAGCGGGTTCGACCTTCTTGGGAAAGCCGATTGTGATGCAGGGGATGCTAGTCTCTTTGCCTCCGATAATCTTCATTCGAGTGTGAGTGATGTAGGTTGCTCCGAGCGCTATCAGGAATTTCTGGTACTTGTTCCTAACCGTTTCTAACGACATTTTCTTCTCTTTCCTTTATTTCTTTCAGTGAAGGCGGTCGAAGCCTCGGATGCACGTAGCCAGTCGGACGAATCTTCACATCACGCAAAACGTCGCCACGTTGAACATCTGAGAGAGCCGCGTCTTCTTTGCTGATCGTCTCGATAGTGAACGGATCATATTGTCCGTGAGAGATCGCGTCGAGTTGTTCAGCGCGAATCTCCGCCATGATCTTCTTTTCCTTGTGGAGTTCCCATCGGAAGAGATCGTAGAAGATTTTGGAGGGTTTCTTGTGATATTGGGCGGTGCTCTCCCTCGCGAGCTCGAGATCATCGAGCGATGCGGCATGGTTGCTGGGCTTGTTGGCGTCAGCGTGATTGTTGCGTCGTTGATACCATAGGCTGCGTGGATCCAGCCCCTTGCGGAGCGGCAACAGCTTCGAAGCCTTCTTGGGTTTGTTCGAATGGCAAGTTTCTTAAGACGGTGCGCGTGCGATTAGCCTCATACGTGTTCGCTACGAGTCTGAACGAGTCGAAAGGAGTCGAATCGAGGCAAATGCAAGCGGATTGATTCTGTTTGAGTACAGAACGCGAGAAACTCAGCGAGAATCACACTGTCCGCCTGACGAAAGAGGATTCGATGCGAGCGAAGAAAATGGCGAAGGCGTGGGGCTGTGCTGTGGGTGACGTGATCAGGCGAGCCCTCAAGGAACTCTATGCAAGGTACACATACCTGGATGCTGAAGAGAAGAAGGCTCTAGGAATAACCTAGACTCGTCATCTTCAATCAGGACAGTTCGGGCAAGCCTGATGTCTGCGGAACCAATCTCCGCAGTCGCATCGGCAGTTAGGATCCATGATTCTGCCTTGATCATCGTAGCAAGCGGCGGGACTTGAGATCTTGACGTGATGCTCGCAGATCCCGCATCTCGGAAGAGCCTGCGCTTCCTCTAGGCTGATGTCTCCGACTATTCGACGCGAGCTCTCTTGCTTTTCGACTTCGCGTTTGATGATGCAGGCGGCGGGAATGAATCTCACAAGATCCTCGTCAGCCAAGGCTCTGCTCCGCCTCTGCAAGTAACTGAGCAAGCTCATTATCCTGTGTGAGCGTTTGAACTCGATTCGCCTTAATTGCGAGCTTAGCGAGTTGTTTCAGGAACTCAGGGAGGCTATTCGCCTCTGCTGTGAGGAATGTTCCGCAACAGTCCGCATGAAACCGAGGCACATCCACCTGAACCACCGCGCAGGTGCTCATTGTCGAAGTATGACCTCCGCTCTTTCCAGCAATTTGGACAGCCCTGAGTCTCGGGTTCTATGAAAGATGGGTTCAGCCACTTTGAGAGCTCTCAGCATGTCCACTTGGAATGTCTGTTTGAAGTCGGGGTTCGATTCCATGAGTTCTAGGACGCGTTCAAGCTCACTTTTCGCTCCGACAAGTGCCGCATACTCGAAAACTCGGCCTGCCGGATCCTGCCTTCTCGGATAGGCATCTAGAGTCTGCTGCCGCTCATTCTCCTTCAGGAACCTATCGATGAGGTCACTGATGATTTCGCCCTGCTTGAGTCCATGAGCCTTGCAGAAAAGCTCGAACTCACCTAGGGCAGGGTCACGTCCCCTGAAGTATTTCATCCTCGAAGTCATGGCAGGTCTGCCTCATTGTCTGACAGATTCTGTACAGACTCTGTCACTCTCATTCTCTCTCTCACTCTCTCTCGTCCGGGTGTAGGGGTAGGGTAGGGTAGGGGTCCCCACGACTGACTGACCGGGATCTGACTGATCTTGGAATGGTTCAGCAGCGGTGTAGACTGGACAATTATGGCCGAAGACGCTGCAAGTTACGAATGAACGGTCTCTTAGGAGAGGAAATTGCTCGACAAGAGCGCCATAGGGACAATAACCTAGCTTTCGGCAGGGTTTGTCCACGATCATCAGATGCCCAAATTTTCTGATAGCAAGGCTCATGATTTGACCTCCTGGAGAATGATTCGCAGGAGCTTGAAGCGGTGAAAGAAGACAGGATTCTGCGCGTTGAGAAGTGGAAGGCGCTCTTTCTCGAGAAACGCGCCCATCGCCTCAGGCGAGTCGAATCCCTCTTCTCTGTAGAACTCTGCGATGACATTCTCAACTGTCGTCGGAATCCGATCCAGGATCTCGATCACAGCAAATGGGACAGCTTTGAATCGTGGGCCTGACACGGCTAGGAGCTCCCCCAAAGGGAGCGCACGTGTTCGCGTCGTGGCCGTCTTGCGGCCCGCCAGAATCGCTTCCCTCATTTCGCGCTTGAACCAGACTCTCCGCATGAATCAAGCAGCCTCAGAACAGATTTGCGTAGGCCTCCAATTCCTGACGACGACGCTGTAATCTGACATGAAAAGTCGAAAGGCCAATCTGAACGTAGACATTCAACCCAATTCGATCTAGTCTGCCACTGACGAGGAAAGGAACAGCCCAGAAATGAAAAGTCTTGAAGTACATTCTCAAGCAGCCTCCTTGCGTGTGAGGCCCAATTCCTCCAGGATGATGTTGGCGGATAGGTTTGAGATGTCTATGCGACTCTTACGTTTCAGGTCGAAGCCTAACCGCACGAATATTCCCAACGCGCAGGCGACGAGGTTCGGTTGCTTGATTATCTCGGCCGTGTAGAACCAGAGTGCTCGGTACCAGCGGCCATCCTTCAATAATTCACCGAGTTTCCAAATGTCATGTTCATGCCCGGTTTCAGTGTCCATTGGTCCGAATACTTCAACTGGAATATTCTCAACGCAGAAGTCACATTTTGCGGGCTCCTGACTCTTGAATGAGTATCCGCCATCCACTATGATTTGTCGCATTGCTGGTTCGGCGCCAACATGCTCCTTCCCCACGCGATCCCTCCACGTTTCCTTGTGGAAAGTGACGCTCCATCGAGCGTGGTCTTGGGCGGTTCGTTGCGCGTGGCTCATGCGGGGCATCTCCGTAGAAGCATGAACTGAACCATGGTGCCCTAGTCCTCCTGAGTGATGAGGCGCTTCACTTCGGTAACGCGGACCTTGAGCCAGTCCCCGCTTGCAAGCTCGTAGTAGTCGATGAAGTCTTTCGGAACGCGAAGATAGTAGCTTGACCCGCGCACCGTCAGCTGTGAGGGCCATTCGGAAGAGATCTTGGCTACGCGAATCTTGATGCGTTCAATCTTCCTCAGAACATCGACCATGACGCGTTGGAGGGGCTGCTTTTCCCGATTTGTACGGTTTCTGGAAACTTGTTCTGTTTGTGACACTTTTCATGCCACTCCTAAGCCATTCCCCGAGCGTGACGGGGTGACAAAACCGGACATCGACAACCCGAGGGCTTTCCCCCTAGACTGCCTCCCGATAAGACACGGGCAAAAGCAGGTGTTTCTTCTTCTTGTTGATGTGAATGTGCATTCCTCGTTCGGCATGAACTAGGAGGAAGCTCTTTCCACAGTCGGGACATGTGACGATTCTCCCTTTCATCTGATCGGCCTCACCCGTTCTCTGAATTCGGGTGACTCCGAGTACTGCCACTGTGCCGATGTCCCTTGCCGGTCGAGGATGCCCTTCGACACCAACATGGCCAGAGCTTTTCCTACGCTCTCCCTGTTCCCTCCCGAATCGCTGACATCATATCTTCTAACGAGCTCCGTGACAACGCCGCCGAGTCGCCTAGGATCCTTGAAGAACCCCTCAATGCCACGAGCGAGGATCTTGCCCTCCCACGAGGACTCGTCGACATCGAACTTCTCGCGGTTCGAGGAGACTTTGAAGTCGCTCAAGACTCGATGCAGAGTGACATCAACCGGCACAACATTCGCATCGGTAGGTAACTGCGTAGGTACTTTCGTAGGTAACTCCGTAGATACCGATTGCCTCGTCTCAGATCTCTGCTCCAGCTCGTTGTGCTCTCGTCGCGCGTCTTCGAGCTGGTTTGTCAGTTCTTGTTCGATGGCGCGGCTCTTGCGCAATTGCTCTGCGAGTTCGGCCACCTTGGAGCGGAGCGCATCGGTCTCCTTTGCTTCTGCTTGGGCTTCCTGGGTGACGGGGAAGAGTTTCGCGAGTCTGCTGACGTAGCGGCCTTGCTGGTTCTCTATGAGTTTTGGTATCTTACGATTGATATCATACATGAAGTCGGGAACGCTCTTCGGCTGGATCTCAAGGAAGAGGCTGCAATGCTCCGCATCCTGCGGTCCCTTGGTCTCGAGAAGTTGAACGAGCGATCGCTGCTTCTCTGTGAGTTTCTCCAGGTTCTTCTGTACAAGCGGGTGCGAGAGTAGGTCGCTGACTCCGCCCTTCATTGTCGCGTGTCGAACTGCATCATCGAGTTTGCGTCTGAGGTCAGCGATCTCAGTCTCATACTTTGCTTCGAGGCGGCTCTTGATCGATGAGAGTTCCTTATCTTTCCTAGCTAAGCGTGCCTGCCATTGCGCTTCGAACTTCTCCCTGATTCGAGCCTCGATCTCCGCGACTTTCGGGACGGCTGGTGCCAGTTTCTCTTGGATGATTGCGGGAAGTTTCTCGGTTAGTTGTGCGAGGATATCCTTCAGCTCTCTCGGCGCGGGCGGAATTATCTCAGGCGTAGCGCCGAGATGTGTTGTCATGACAGCGCCGACTTTGACCAGCTCGTCTTTGTCAATGAAGTCTCCTGCGACGTAGAATTGGCCCTTCTCCAAGTTCTTGAGGCTGTGAGGATTCGTGGATTCTGGGTCGGCAAGTTTCTGAGGGATTCTTCCGAACTTCCGTAGAATCGCCAAGTCATCAGGCCATTCCGTTCGGCCAATGATCTTGTTGGGGCACTGGCTGATGATAAATTTGGAGACGAATGCGGGTCGCTGTGTCAGGATGAGCGTGCCGAGTCCTCGTTTGCCGCCTTTCTTCACGAGTTTGCGAATCTGGCCGAGGCAGATGCTCCTAGCGATTCCCGTCTCTGGCGCCAGCTCATCCGCTTCCTCGAGGATCCAGAGGTAGGGCTTCCGCGCTTTCGTCTCGATAGCGATGAATCGGTCGATGAACCTGGCAAGGAATTCCTGGAAGGCGGCGATGTCGAGCTGCGGGTCGCTTCCGTCTATGATAGCACTGAGGTCGTGTTCAAGGACCTGGTCCGCTAGGAACTCGGCGCTCTCGGGTACCAGTGGGACATCCTTGCCAACGATCAGGAGCGGGTACTTGTCTCTGAGAGTTGCGTACTCTCCCTCGACATCGACGATGATCAGGCCTGTCTTGCCGAAGATCTGTTCAACAATTCTACGGGCGGTCCAAGTCTTGCCCCAGCGGGAGATGCTACAGAGTAGTGTCCGGCCTGTGATGAGCTCTTGCAGGTCGAGTTCCGCCTTTCCACCGCGCAGAGCTTCGCCCAATAAGATCTTGTCCTTCACTAAGCGACCGCTCCTGGAAACTGTGTCTGTTTTGGTTTGGTGCTTCCATATCGAGCTAGGAAATCGCCCTCGACTCTATACTTCCATTTGCCGATTGTGTGATATCCAGTCGGGTCGATCTGACGCATTAGATTGAGAACAGGCCGCAGCTTCTCTTCATTCCTAGAGATGAGGATCCACTCTCGCCCCACCCTTGCGCCTGGCGTCCACTCTAGTGACTCGAGAAGGGAAGCGTAGAGCTCAGGGCTCTCCTTGGGTTTGACCACTTGCTCTTTCGGAGCTTTCTGCGCTTTTTCTTTCATGAAATGCTCCAGGAGGGATTCGAGTCCTCGTAATCCGTCAAGAGGATTCTCACCAGGCGCGATGTCTCGGCTGATCTTCGCGAAGGTCTTCGTGAAATCGAAGGGTCCCGTCTGTTCCGTGCGCCCAATGGAGAGGCTTATTCTCTCAAGTTTTCCAATCTTCTCTTTCTCACTCAACACCTTTCAGCTCTATGACCGCAATTCGTGCAGACGCCCCAGCATGCTTGATCCTCTGCCAGTTCATTCCCGCAGCTTTCGCAGAGAGCCATTTGCCCTAGCTCGACCTCGCAAGAATGATGATAGTTTCGCCACCGTAGACGACCGCCCAGCCGTCCGCGCCGTGCTTGTTCAAGTCAGCTTCGAGACTTTCAGGCCGCTTGCCGAGGACTCGGAGGACTCTGTATTCGAATTTCTGGGCCAAGTTCAGATCACCTCTTGGGCGATGGGAGAGATTGAGAGATGTCGCAGCAGGTAATACCCGGGTTTCTTCCATTCGAGCGGCGGTGGCTTACAGATTCGCTCATCGGCCAATTCGTTCAGTCGTCTTCGTATCGTATCTGGTTTGCCAGCGTCCGGATATGCTTGAAGGAAATCGTTGATGATTTTTTCGAAGTGTATTCCATTAGGTTCGGATTCAGGATTCCATGAGGGCCAAACCCTATCTCTGATCAGCTCGTAGAGTTGAGATCTGACAGTTGCGAAGCGGCTTTCGTTGTCCCTGTAGGATAGAGATTGATGTTGCCGCGTGATTTCGTCTTTCAGAGTCATCAAGGCTTGCTTGATTTCGCCGTAGCGAGTCTGATAGAAACTCGCTGTTGATTGACTTCTCTTCAATGCGTTCTCCATTCTCTTAACACGGTCGCGAACTTCGCTGAGCATACCTGCAAAATCTGCCAGGGTTGTCTGGGTCATGGTTTGTCTCCGCGAAGGAATTGCCCGTCGATGCAGGAGCGGAATTTCATCGCCAAGTAGAGGTTCAGCTGATCATCCGTAAGTCTCCACGGTTCTTCACTGCAACTCAGTTTGACTCGAGTTGGTTGCGGTTGCTTCTCGCTCATCCTTGACCGCTCCGTCTCCGGTGCCCGCTGCCGATCATCTGAGGACAGTTCGCAGTCCATCGGCCCGAGGCGAGATTTCTGATGAGGTCGAAGAGGTACGCAACCGAGCCAGAACCTCGGCGTGTTTCCCAAGACCTCATTCATCCTCATCCTCCTCAGGTGCAGGTTTCTTGACGAGCTCCTGATGGCGAGCGCCTTTGCAGATGCAGACGCACTTCTCACGCTTCGCCATGCCGCAGCGTTTCGTGTGAACTCTCTTCCTCTCCACTAGGCCGTCACCCCCGGTTTCGCGGCTCGACCGCGTTGCTTCGCCAGCCATTCACGGTTGATTCGTACGATCCCTTCTTTCTCGCAGAGTGCAAGGAGGCTGGCTAGGAAATCATCGAACTTCATGATCGAGCGAGCCTCCTTTGGTGTTTGACGAGTTGCTCGAACCGGAAGCGAGAGGCTTCCTTCACAATCTCGGTGAGACTCGCGTAGCCACGCTTTCCTACGAACTGTCGGAGCTGACGGGCGAGCCCTTCTGGGAGGCTCACGGAGACGTATCGGTCCCGCATTCAGGGATGAACCTCCCGGGGCTGAACGGGCTCGAGTTGTTCGATTCTTCGTCGGCAGGAGTCCTTCACGAAGTCGGAGATGCCGGTGTAGCCATGTCTCTCCACGAGTTTCTTGATGTGCTGGTAGAGATTTTCAGGAATCGCTGTGGTTCGCCAGCGAGTCTTCGTCCGTCTTGGTGGTGGCATTTGCCTACAACTAGGTAATATCTAGGCAAGCACAAGCTATATAAGCTTTTACCTAGTCTTTAGTAATGGATGAGCAATGCCTCAAGCTAAAGGATGGAAGACCATAGCCTTGCCGGAAGAACTCATACAGAAGATAGACAAGATGGTCGATTCGCAGCAGCACGGCTACCGCAGCCGAAACGAGTTCGTCACCGACGCGGTTCGCCGGAGGCTTGAAGAACTAAAAGCATTGGCACGCTGACATGACGGTAAGACTATTATGCGCTACTCGTACTTGACCCATCTAGGCGTTACCGGTTGAGGACAGCCATCCCGGGTCGAGGCAGATTCGTTTCCGTCAGCATCCCAGAGGAACTGATCAAGGAGATAGACAAGATCCTCGCGAGCCACAAGGGAGGCTACGAATCTCGACCGGAATTCATCAAAGAGGCAGTGCGCAAACGCCTAGAAGAGATCAAAGCTCTCGCCAAGTGATAGCATGGGAAACCAGAAAGAAGAGAGAGAAGCAATGATGTCTCAAGTCGAGACCGTTCCAATCAAAGAGCTGCGTGTTTCTCCGCTTAATGTCAGGAAAAGAGTGGGTGAGCTTGATGATCTGCAATCATCAATCAAGTCGATAGGACTTCTACAACCCATAATTGTGCGCGATGTTCAAGGGAAACTTGAGGTGGTTATTGGACAAAGAAGGTTTCTCGCTTGCAAGGCTCTCGGTTGGGATACAATTCCGGCAGTCAGACGAAAGCTCAGTGACAGGGAGGCGCTGATCTTGTCGTTGACTGAGAATGTGCAGATGGACTCACTAGATCCAATTGACAGAGCTGAAGGCACCGAGAAGCTGATCAAGGATCTAGAAAAGGAGATGCCTAGAACCAAGGCGGTGGATATAGCAGCTACAACCCTTGGTAAAGGGTCAAGCACGATCTACGATTGGTTGCGCCTACTTGAGACAACCGAGGCGGTAAAGAGAATGGTTCAAGAGAAAAGAATGGAGATAGAGATAGGGGCGAGACTGGCTTCTCTTCCCAAGCGGCAACAGACAGAGGTGGCAAAAGTCATTCAGGAGGAGAGCCTTCCCAGATCTCAAGCAGCAAAGGTCATAGATTATGTTGGCAGGCAGCCCAAACTGCCAGCAAGAGAGGCGATCAAAACCTTTCTGAGGGAGACAGAGGAATACTCTGTGACCGTTTCTCTGTCCGGTTCACTCTATAGGGCTCTTTCTGAGTTTGCGCGGACAAGAAAGCTCACAGTACAGGAGATAATTCGAAGAGCGATCAGGAAATTCCTCGGATCATGAATCTCTCTCCGGAGAGAAATTCCATGTTGGGGGTGCGTACCGCCGAATACACCATGCTCAATGGGTCGAAGAACGAGCTTGTTAAACAAATTGGAGACGGCTCCATAATCAAGCGCTTCGACATGACGCCCTTCCCAGTCGGAGGGTCTGACATTGTTTGTCCTCACTTTCTGGAATTGAAATGGGCTACTGGATGCCCTTTCGACTGTGCTTGGTGCTATTTGAGGGGCACGATGCGCCATTATCCGCGAAAGAAGAATCCGACGTACAAAAGCCGTGAAAAAGTCAGGTCCCACCTACAGCGTTTCTTCAGAGTTGACTACCCTGCCGAGAAAGAAGTCTTGAATACTGGCGAACTTGCGGACTCTCTCATGTCGGAACATACGAATACTCCTTTTTCGAGATTCGTCGTTCCTCTGTTTGAGACCCAACAGAGACACAAAGTCCTGTTCTTGACAAAGAGTCCTTCGGTAGATAACCTCTTGAGAATGAACCCACATAACCAAGTGATAGTGAGTTTCAGTCTGAACTCGGAAGCTGTTGCCAACAGGTGGGAGAGAGCCCCATCAGTAGCCAAGAGAATTGAGGCGGCAGCAAAGGCATTCGAAGCAGGTTACGAAACTAGGATAAGAATAGATCCTATAGTCCCTTATCCGGAAACTGAGTGGCCCAAGCACTATCGCAAACTCATCGACAGCATCTTTTCCAATCTATATCCGGAGAGAATCACTCTTGGCTCTCTTAGGGGTCTACAGAGCACAATCAATGAGGCTGTGGACAAGTCTTGGGTCGATTGTCTGAGAGAACCATCAAAGTGGGGCAAGAGGATACCATCGGAGCTTCGATACCGAACCTTCGAAGTAATATTGAACCATCTAGTAGAACACCATGGTTACAGTAACGTATCCCTCTGTAAGGAACCTGTGATGATATGGGAAAAACTAGGGCTGAATTGGAAAAACTGCGCCTGTAATTGCGTGTGGTAGGCTTGGCTTACCTTCACATCAAAGAACATTCACACAGAAAGTACCGCATCCTTGACAAATATCTACGTGCTTGTGAAAGATTCAGCAACAAGTATCAAAACTTCGCCTATATTGACACCCACGGCGGTTCGGGTAGGGTTCTAGATGTATGCACAGACGAACTAACAGATGGTTCGACACTCATCGCCGCCAGAATCACGCCTAGCTTCCCATGCTACGTTGTAGAGATAGACCGCGTGAAGTACGAACTGCTGACGATGTCTACCAGAGAGCTTCCTAATGTCAAAGCATTCTTTGGAGATTGCAACAGAAAGATCCATGGCATCCTAGCGACCATTGCCAAGGGCCAAATGTTCGTTTTCTGCTTCGTCGATCCTGATGGACTAGTCTATCATGGAAAAGATGCCTCCTATGATGAACTGACTTGGAACACCGTTCAGGCGATTGCAACATTTCCGAGGACTGAGCTGCTTCTGAATCTTCCATTACAGGCGATAATGGAATGTGCTGGGTATGTCCGCAACCTCCCAGACAATGCGGCGTCTCAAAAAATGAGAGAAAGAATGTCGACATTCTTCGGTACTGAAAAGTGGCAGGATCTGGACCCAGGAGACTACAAGGGTTTCATGAGGTTGTATGCCTCAGAAAGGTTGGAGCGACATTACCAGTACATCGGTAGCATACTTGTCAGAAATATCATGCGAGGCCCCCAATACTATCTTCTGTACGGCTCCAAGAGCCTCATGGGAGGACAGATAATGAGGGACATAATGAAGAGGGAGTATATGACTACGGTAGGGGTTCCTCTAACAAGACACCAGCACAAGACCGACAAGGAGTGGCTGGATGCGGAGTATCCTCTGAATCAACCTTTCTTCTTTGAAGACTAGACTATGAAAACATTCGATGGAATGAAGACAGAATGCATAGAATAAAAGTAGCGATGTTCGCTCCAGACCCTCATAGAATGCCAAAGAACCTAGATGAGAAAGTGGACAGGCTCTATGGCAAGAATGTCGCATTAGAATTTTGCTTCTACTGGGAGCCTCCCACCGTTGAAGAGATGAGAGCCACAGGGGTATGTGATAAACTCGCTGAAGTGTGTTGGCAAGAGCATGATGTCAAAGATTTCTACTGCAAAACTCAGATCAGCTCACTGATTGAAAGAGTTGCCAACTATGAGTATTTTCTCTTCTTGACTACTCAGAATCCGATTCTCCGGGGAACCCCTTGCGGCGTTGGAACTGGCTCTGTCGTTGGACATCTTGAAGGAAAGCACTTAGCAGTCGCTCCTTTTTGGGATATGGAACACATACTCCATGAAGTCGGCCACATGATAGGTCTTGAACATTGCGAAGATGTAGATTGTGTAATGTACGAGGGCCATCTTCGTAGACAAAGTAGTTTATGCGAACGACATAGGAAAGAAGTACCGATGAACAGAGAAAAGGAAGTGCCCTAATCAGCAATTTTGTAAGACTCGCTAACTACGAAACTATGAGACCAAGTCATAGCCGCCGGAGGCGAACAGCCGAGTCGAACAGCTACAAACCGAACAGAGCCCCTGCTCACATGGTTCGCCTATCGCGTCGAAGCATTTCCGTGCCCTCTCTTGTACATGGACTCATGCCCAGTCGCTGTCATTCATCGAGGTCTTCCGCTAGCATGGGCAACCCAACTGGATTGGTCCAAGCCGTGCCCGAGGGACTCGATCTTCCTTTGCCCGCCGATCACTGTACTAACAGTGGACTGGTTCGGGTTGACGATAGATCTGTTGGCTTGGATCCTCCTCTTCGCTGCCATTCTTGCTCTACTGATTTACAGGCGTCACTCGCCCACTAGATAGCTAGCTAGAGGACTTCATCGAATAGGTCTGCGAATATTTGGTTCGCTCGGGCGTCTCTAGACTTGAGTTGGCGATTCAGGAACATGCGTGTCTCGCAGCTGTTGCCGCATTGGCATCTAGGCGCATCTTCCAAGAGTTCGAGGAACCTCTTGACCGCTGCCCCAGCTAAGATCTCATGCTTCGTGGTTGCCGCCATCTTGACTCTGAACTTACACACGAAGGATGCAACGACTTAAGCGAAGAGGGGATGAAGACGGAAGCGGAGAGCTAGACGTAAGTGTGTCAAATATGTGGGAAACTGCCCCTTGAAAGTTAGGGGATTCCTCCCCTAACCATTCAGGAACAGGCTCCATTTTTGTGTGTGTGTTCATTGGTGCGCGACGACGACGAAAAGAACTCCTCCCTACTCATGATGGTTCAAATCCGGGTGCCCGCACCAAGGGACCCACACCACCACCATGCTTCTTCCGTCAGTCTGAAAAGCGTGGACTGCGCAATGCATGAGCACTCTCAGCGGAGTGTCTTACAGTGACGCAATCTGCCCCTCCAAAATTCGAGCAGCGTCTCAAACGATACCTAGAAGATGTCCAGAGGCAAAATTCCGAGGCAGGAAAAGCGTACCTCTATCTTGAGTTCGTGCGTGACGTGTTCAGCCAAATAAACGTGGACTACATGGAGCAGCTCTATCCCGACCTTGAAAGATACATGAAATACAAGTCGAAGACGCTCGTTGTGAAAGGCAAGCCCGATGCTTTCCTAAGCAACGTGATTGTCGAGTTCAAGATAGAACTAACCAAACCCGCTCGCGAAGAAGCCGAAGCCGAACTGCGAAAATACATAGCAATCTTGTGGTCAAAGCAAGGGAAGAGCAGAGTCGCATACGTCACCGTTGCGACAGACGGGATTGACTCTATTGTTTACAGACCAAGAACCTCAGTATCTTCTGGAGAAGAGGTTCCGCCTGACGCAGTCTCATTAGACATCATAGACCGCCTTGCCCTAAACAAAGCTAGCCCAGGTCAGGTCTTCATCTGGCTTGACCGCTATATGCTCTATCGCACGCTGACGGTTGCGACAGCCGAGGGGATTTCGGACGAGTTCGGCTTGGGGAAATCGGCATACAATGATACCTTGCCGCTTATTGAGAAGGCTTGGGAAGAGACGAAAGAAAAGACCCTCTATGAGCAATGGGCATCCTATCTCCGCATCGTCTACGGCACCAAAGTTGAGTCTGAAGAACTGTTCCTCAGACACGCCTACCTGGCAACACTGGCAAAACTGATGGCTTACGCGACAATGTCAGGTGGAGCTCTTCCCATCTCTGAAGAAGAGATAGTAAGGATTCTTGAAGGTGACAAGTTCAGTCAGGAATGGGGCATATGGAATTTCGTAGAAGAGGATTTCTTCTCTTGGGTGGCACGAGACCCGAATGGAATCCAAGCGACACAAAACCTGCTTGAGAGAATCTCTTCATACGACCTCACGAAGATAGATGAGGACATACTCAAGGGACTCTATCAAGGTCTTGTAGATGCAGAAGAGCGTCACGATCTAGGCGAGTACTACACTCCAGACTGGCTTGCCGAATATGTGGTCTTGAAGACCCTTGCCCATAACACCTCTGGAAGTGTCCTAGATCCAGCCTGTGGGTCTGGGACATTCTTGGCGGCAGCGATCCGCGCCAAGAAGAACTCTCTAGCAGGAAAGATGACGGGAAGGAAGCTTCTAGAGCATATCATAGCAACGGTCGCAGGAATCGACATTCATCCTCTCGCCGTCTTGATGGCGCGTACATCATACTTGCTCTCAATCGGTACCGAACTACTGAATCTGCGAGCAGGAGAGCTAGTCGTGCCTGTCTACATGGCTGATTCGATTCGGCTACCAGAAGAAAAACAAGCAGATCTGCGAGGCATTGAGTGCTTGACCGTGAATGCAGACGGCGTCCAACTCAGAGTTCCGACAGTTATGACGAAAGATCCTGCCTTGGCAGACCCAGCGGTTGAAACCGCAAAACAGTATGCCAAGCTCATCTTGAAAGGTGAAACACCCGAAGAACAAACGATTTTCAACGAACTCGTTCGGCGTAGTGAAGCACTCCGCAAACTGCTGCTGCAATCGAAGGAAGGAAAGTCGCTTGCAGGCGTAGTCCTTGCCTTGGCTCAGGACATGGCTAGCCTGATGAAGGCGAAGAAAGACACCATCTGGGGCTTCATACTCAAGAACAAATACAAACCCCTCTTTCTGCGAGATAGAAAGGTCGAGTTTCTGATCGGTAATCCACCTTGGCTGTCATATCGCTTTGTGGAGAGTCCTGACTATCAGGAGTTTCTGAAGCACGCAATACTGACCGAGCATGCTCTTCTTGCGAAATCTGATGCTGAACTGATAACCCAGATGGAATTGGGCACACTCTTTTTCGTTCGCTGCGCCAGCCTATACCTGAAGCAAGGTGGTCGTATCGGTTTTGTTCTGCCAAGGAGTATTTTCACAGCGGGACAACACGATAACTTCCGGAGACTGAAATTCGTTCCACTCCTTGCCATTAGTCAGATCATAGACCTCTACGACGTGAGACCAATCTTCAAAATGCCTGCGTGCGTCGTGATTGCACATAAGGAGAAGTAGTAACATGCCGAAGTTCGATGCCGAAGTCATCTCGGGTAAGTTGCCTCAGAAGAATATGCGACTCAAGGCGGCAAAGCGACTGCTCAAAGTTGAGCCTACTAAGCTTGAGGTTTTCTCAATTGGTGACAGAACATTTCTGGAAGTAGCGGATTTTGCCAACGTGATGGAACTCATTGAGGCAAGACAAAGAAGCGACTACTATGAATCCTTTGGTGCGGGTGCTGCCATTTACCCGAGGCAGTTTTGGTTTGTAGATGTTCTTGTCTCACCTCGCTTGGGGATCAATCCGCGGATGCCAGCTGTGAAATCCTCGCAACGAGCAATAACGCTAGCGAAGAAAGACTACGTCGGAGTTGAGATAGAGGGGCAGGTCGAGAGTGAATTCCTATTCCAAGCTACGACGGGTTCGGAACTCGTACCGTTTGGTCATTTGCCTTTTCCGTTGGTAGTTCTTCCTGTTGAGGCAAACTCAGCGACAGGAGGGAAATATAGAATCCTGGTCAGCGATGAGGCAAAGACGCGAGGGTTCAGTGGGCTCAAAGACTGGCTCTTGCAGGTTGAGCGCGTCTGGCACAGCAAGCGTGCGGAAAAGGCTGAAAGGCTAACGGTCTATCAATGGCTCGACTACACAAGAAAACTAACACGGCAAACTTCCAGGGCGAGATTCAAAGTGCTTTACAATAGCTCTGGAACCTACCTAGTTGGTTGCGTTGCGCTCAATGGATCATTTGATGTGAAAGTCGATGACTCCAGCGTGAAATCCAACGGGGTCGTAGCAGAAATCACAACGTTCTATTGCGACATTGACAGTGAGGACGAAGCACATTACATCGTCGGTTTTCTGAACGCACCAATCATTGACAGACTAGTCAAGCCCATGCAAGCGAGAGGCGATTTCGGCGAGAGGCACATCCACAAGAAAGTGCTTGAGCTACCGATCCCAAAGTACGAACCTCATAACAAAACACACAAAGAACTCAGCGACCTAGCCAAGGCATGCGCGGGCAAAGTCGAGCAGGCGCTCCCTGCCTTGCGCGAGAAATATGATAGCATTGGCAAGATCAGGCAACTAATCAAAGAAGACCTGAGAGCCGAAATAGCCGAGATAGATAAGCTGGCGAAGACAATCTTGCTCTCACGTCGCAAGGCTCAGAAGCTGGACAAACTCCTGCAATCAGATTCTTGAGAGCAGAGCAACCCTTGTTTAGACCGGGCGCGCCGCATATGATACGGGATAGAAGTCGGAATGACGTGGAAGGAATAGTCTTCCCAATACTCCCAAACCACCTCGAACGATTTTCCAAGGGTCAGAAGACTGTGTTCGTGAAATTTGTTGGCAGGGGCAGTCTTCCCGAGACGATACAGCGAGGTTCTAGGTTGTTCTTCTACGAGTCCAGATCAAAATGAGATGTTTAGCGGTGACACCTTCCCCTGTCGCACTCTGTCGCATTTCATCGCATTCTGTTCTCTACCTCCCTCTTCACCCCCTTGTTTCCACTGGACGCGACGTTGAGGAGTAGTTGCGGCAAGCCTGGGGCGCTGGAATGGAGTATATATGGCGTAACGCACGCCCCAGCTCTTGAGGATATTCCGCTGACGGGTAGAGACGGGACTCTTGTGCCATCCCAGCCATCCCCCCCAACTCAAGGTCAAGGAGAGAGAGTCAAGGAGAGAGAGGATGCCGGGAAGCGGAGAGCTAGACGTAAGTGTGTCAAATATGTGTGCAAATGAGGCAACGTATTTTAACTTCTTGTCATTATCCGCGTGCGACTAGCAATGTCTGTAGGACTGAGGAACTGGCTCAGGCGCGTGCCTTGGAGAATCAAGCGCATTCTCGGAAACGTAGCGTATAGACTTCGCTTGGTCCGGGCGCCTGGAGGAGCTGGATTGAAACCTTCGTGGTTCATTATCTTCGTCGTGGTAGTCGGATTGGCCACGTTCTTTCTAGCAGGCGGAATTTATGACCTCCTAGAGAAACCGGTCTCTCTTCTCCCGAAATCCGGTCAACAAGGCTGGACGTTCATTTATCCAAGCGGCCTCTCAGGCCAAACACTCAACGAGAGCATACTGTCTGCATTGCTGTATCTGATCGGCATGTCAGGCCTTTACATGCTCTTCAGAAGTACCAGGTTTGCATATCGACCCAGAAACGCGTACATTCTTCTCATCGTCGGATTCCTGACGACGGTACTGGTAATTTACTACACAGGACAGCTTCTCGCTCAGAAGGGCGGCTGACTGGAGACTGAGACCTACCATCGGCGGTTCTTCAGCCGCAACATGTACGCTACTGCATTAGAGAGCAGATGAATCGGCAGAGTCGCGATCACCAAGATCAAGACAGCGCCCACGGTTACGTTGAGTAGCGGACGAGTAAACAGAATCGCTCCTAGAATGAAGTCCAACTGATCTACTACGGGAAGAGGATTTCCCGGGGCGATATCGAGTCTCCGTTTGAGGAAAGCTCCGAATAGATCACCGA